TGGAGTCTCCCCATGCTCAAGTAGACGGGGTGAAGTTCAACCCCACACCCCTCGCAAGCCTCTTTCGGCATACCCACCTCCGCGTATTCGCTTCGGTGAGATTATCCCAAAAAGAGGGTGGTCGGCAAGCCTTGTGGGATCACACGATGAAGGTGTCGATTGACGAAAGTGCAGGCATAAGGCTGAAAAGAGCGACCACGAAACTTCTCGGACTCAAAACCCCACGACCGACGTGCGGCCCGAAGGCTGATCTCACGCCAACACCGAAGCGGGGTTGGGACAATCCTCGGATGTACTTGGTGGTCCGCGACTTGGCTTCGGTCAGTTTGTCCCACTGGTCTTCGGCGTTCTGCTTCATGCCTTCGTATTTGCCGGACTTCTCGACATTCAAGGATATACCTCCAATACTATAATCGAACTCGTTCGCAATCCAGTTATAGACGAGGGCCTGTGCGGCGGTCACCAGAGATCCCCACAGGAGAGCGGCTTTCCAAGAGGGCTTGCGCTGACACAGCATTTCGATGGTGCAAAGCTCCTCCGTTTCGGGAGGTTGCATGTTCCATTTCCAGAGCGCCATCTCCAGGTACTCGGCAAACTCCTCGTCAGTCCAGATGTATCCGAAGACTTGATTGTAGCAGCCGACAGTGCCTTCGCCTTCGGGCGGCATGAAGCGGTAGTTGCGGTCGGGATTGTTGTCCCGCGTCAAGAAGCGCATCTTGCGGATCAGATCCGTGACGCACTCGGAGTATTCGGCGGTTGTGGTGCTCGTCACAGGCTCCGTGACGGAAAACTCTTGGACGGCCCCCTCTTGGGGTGATGCCGCTGTCTCACGAAACAGCCACCGGATGCGATAGGATCCAGGCAGGGCTGTGACGGGGATCTGAAGGGCGGCGTAGTATTCGCCCACGGCGGGGTTCACCGGGGTCCGCTCTGCGGGGCCAACCAGAACCTCCATCGTGGTCGCAGGGTCCACAAAGTAAAGCGCGTAGGAGATAGAGAAGGCGTTGATCGGGTTCCCGAGCGAATCCGCTAGGAAGATGTCCAGATCGGTTCGCCCTAACGTCTCGCCCTGCGTGAAGGTGGTGCTGCTCATAACCATGACCTCCTATTTCTATGGTCCTGGGGTGGTCCGAAACTCGGGATCAAGAGGATGAACCTACCTGTAGTCGAACTTGATGTTTGTGGTCGCCTCGGCGGCTATGGATACATGGATGCCTCCCCTGTCCATCTCAACCGTGATCTCGTCAACCACCGGCACATCCGAGTCCGCTGTCCAACGCGCCTTCTCATCAGGGTCATCGCCACTTTCAGTGTAGTAGGTAATGCTGGTCCTATAGTTTACTCCGTCCGATGCTTCATCCGCCATGCTGTGGATCTCCTCATCGGGGCCTCTAAAGTAGCCTTCGCTGAGATCCTTTACACGGTCAACCAAATACGCTTGGACACCCTGGAGGCGAGTAGCCCCCTGGAACCAGTTTCCGTACAACCTCAAGTCACTCCACTTAATGTGGATTGAGGTTGAGATGCTTACGTTAGAGGGGCCTTCTAAGGACATAGTCACCGTTTCACCGGGGCCGTGGTAGTGCTCAACTTCCATGTCCCCACTGACCTCTTCATGGCCACGAATTTCCATGTCCCAGTCGTCGGAATTTGAGGCTATCGCCAGTAGATGTTCTACTTTGTCGTCGATTTCTTCAAGGGCCGACTCAAGCTCATCCTCGGCGTCGTCCCGTGAGTCTTGCCCCATGTCCATGAAGTGGGTCACCAGGCTCTCCCACCCAACGGGTTTGGCTTTCTTCAGGCCAGCCAGGATCGCCCGACGCTCGTGTGATCCCACAGCCATAGAGGAAGCAAGCCGGATCAGGGTTTTTCGGTCAGAGGCGGTGATGGTCTTCATGGGGTTCCCTCGGGGGGTGTTTCTGCACCTGTCCGACCTTATAGGCATCCTATCGGAACCAGGCATCAAACCGGTAGGGTGCCTATTGCCCCCTGTGGGCAGGAGGACTCATGGACATCAGCACTCTAAGGCAAATCCTTGCAGCAGAAGGTTTTCGCATAGCCGCAGACCCGCTGGCCGCTTCGGTGAAAGAGGCGATGAAGAAAGGTCAATTCATCGGTGATCCTAAGATCGGCTCCTACACGGTGACCCCGGAGGGCATCGTGGTGGATGTCACAGTGTCGGTGGTCGTGCCTCCGAGCAAGGCCCTCGCAGCGGCTCCTCCCAAAGAAGCACTGAAGATGGTGTTCAGCAGGCCGGAACTCCTGGCCAATGTTCCCGACGCCACTCTCAAGAATCTCCCGTTCAAGGCGTTGAAGCCCGCCCAGTTCAAGTCGTTCGTCAAGAAAATGGGCGGTCTGGGTCAATACTCGGACGAGGTGTTGCGTGCGCTTCTGGAAGGCCGGAAGGCCGAAATCTACGAGCCTGCCGGGGTATGGTACGAGGGATCACCCGCGTTTCTCGCATCGTTAATCGGAGGAGCCACAGCCGATTTGGAGGACTGGGGGGGCGGCGAACAGGCCAACATCGCGATCAAGGGAGGTATCCTCACAGGCACAGGGGAGATTCCCTTCGAGTGGAGAAATCCAAGGGGTCTGACCATCAAGCAGGACATCGAGGCCCCTTACATCGAAATGGACGGAAAGATCCACGGCTACGTTGAAGGTGAGTCCAAACACCCCTCTCTCCAAAGGGCGGAGTGGATGGGTCCAGCAAGCCGAGTAGAGGAACTACCGAAGGGCACACCGGGCATCACTAGGGTATCAAGTATGATTGATCTCCCGTTGGTTCCGACCCCCCTCGCGGACATGAGTCGTGGTGACCTGGAAGACCTCGTCAAAGACGTGGCTGAGGCGTAGCCCGTGGCCCATGATGACGATGCACCGAAGACAGGGGAGGACGCGGCTCCGTTCGCGTTAGCGCAGAACCCTGCACCGAATCCGGTCAACGGTCAGGCGTACTTGACGGATAAGGCTGCGCTCGTTCAGCAGATCATGGCGACTTTCCGTTCGGTTTTGCCGAGCAACTATGTCGCTCAGACCAACGGGCCTTGGTACAGCTTGCAGTTTCAAGCGATGGCAGAGCAGTTGGCCGAGATTCAGATCACGACCACAGAAATCTACAAGGACTCCTCGTTTGACTTCACTCGGACGGACTTCCTGTGGCAAGTCCTGGGATCACTGGTGTTCCCAGGAGCGACCGACCGCTCAGGCATTCCACAGATTGACGGAGACACCGCGTACCGGGAGTTTTTGCACAAGATGGTGTTGCTTCTGTTGGAGGGCGCAACCAAGGCAGGCATGGAATCTGGGCTAGAGGCCCTTGATCCCAACGTGGTAGCGACCATCACCGAGCGGTATTTGGAATCCCCTCCCCGTGATCCCGATGGTGCGTTCACGATTGATGACCAGTTCCTTGTGGACATCTTCATCGACGGTTTCCCTGTGGACCCTTTCGTGCTCCAACGGAACGCGGAGATCGTGCTCGCTGCGTTGAAGCCCGCTCATGTTCTGTATGGCTACTCGTACTTGTTCGTGGATGCGTTCGATCAGATTGCCACAGACGAGGGTGGCTTCAGCTTTGATCTCGACTCGTACTACTACGATGATCTGCGGAAGTGGTGTCTCGGAGCACAGCGCATCGAAGGTACGGGGGACACACTCGCGATGAGAACCCTGTTCACCGATCCCGATGTGTCCTTTCAAAGCGTTCGTCCTGGCCTCGGGTGCGTGTTGATCATTGGGCTGGGGGTTAATGCAGGGCGTTACCGCGTCACAGGCACCCGTGCGCTGCTCTCCGGGGCGGACACGACTCCAAGGGCGTACACGCTCTCAACGGGTGGCTCCGGGACTCTGGCAGCACTGAATGGAGACACCGTTGACGATTCAACGCAAGACTGGGGAGCCTTCCCCGTGGACACTCAAATCACGATCGCCACAGGCCCCAATGCTGGAACGTACCGGCTGGATACGGTCCTTGGTCCGATGGGTGGTCCCATCGGCACGGTCGGGATCAGTGGGAGTCAAGTGCGGCTCAGTCGAAGCACTCTTGAAGTGGCGTCTCGTATGTCGTCGTCCCTCACAGGGCAGACGTACACGGTGACGGTGGATCGTCTGGGCGTGCAGATCCCACGTCCTGTCTCGGGTGAGGATGTGAGCCTTCAATTCGTCCTGTGATTCCGGTAGTCCGCCTATGGCCTTATGAGGGCAAGGAGAACACCACATGGCGAAAGCAGAAACACCATTCCAAAAGTCAGTCTGGGCTGCATGGGATCTCCTGCAAGGCACAGAGAACATCCGTGACACGGATTCCTTTGAGTTCCAAGCGGGTGCGGCGGCGCTCTCGGCCAGTGTGGATGCGCTTGACTCCTCGGATTCGGACAAGGCTGACAAGATCGCCCGTTCCGTGGCTTCCTTAGAGAAACACAGCCGTAAGTGGCGTGTCGCCTACAACCTCATGTTGGAAGGCCGCAGCATCGACATTACGCGCTTGGTGAAGGATCTCGGTGACTCGCAGAAGAAGGTGCTCACCATCAAGAAGGGTCTGCAACAGATCAGTCGTATGAAGATGCGTGACGACAGCCAAGATTCCATTGAGCGAGAAGTCAGGGATGCTCTGACGACCGCCGATGCACTGGACGATGCCTTGCAAGCAGCCCAAGAGAAAGGGTTGGTCGCCGCTGAAGGTGAGCTTGGCAAGAAGGCGTCTTCGGCTCGCGTAGCCTTGTCCCACATGCGTAGACGACCACAGAAGCGCCCCATGCCCAAATCCCGACACGCCAGCACCAATACGGAGCGCGACTTCTACAAGGCGTCGGACGGTAAGTGGTACGTCGATAACGAGGACTACGACGAGGACGAAGACGGAGAGCAGATCGAAGGCGACACGACCTCCTACGGGCCGTTCCCCTCGTTTGAGGCCGCTGATAAATATATGAGCCGCAACTTCGCCAACTCAGGAGGCTACGGTGAGGATGACTCTGGCCGCCAACGCCCTCCCCGGAACCCGGTTAGTCCGCGTCGTCGGCAGTGGTGACTTGACCCAAGACCTCCCTCGCTACCCCTAGACCGATGTGGTCTAGTGTCCGAAGCACCTGCATCCGAACGCGGTCTGCCAGGTCTTTGGCAGTCATGTTCTCGGGTTCAGCGCCCCGTGAGATCAAAGTCATGGCCATGACGTAGGTTTCTTGGCGGAGAGCTTCAACGAACAATGCGTTGGATGTTTGAACCAGGCCCCCGGAAGGCCACTCGTCCATACGCGCTTGATCTTCTGGGGTCAGAGGGCCATGCGATGACATCATGGCTCCAGTTTCAGGCTGGAGTTTGATCTCTACGAAGCAGCGGGCGGTCTGAAAGTCATCGGGCATAGGGGCACGATACCCATCACTCCCAGCCTTCCACTTCCGGGTCCAGGCTGATGCGTCCTCGGTTGTTCAAGCCGTAGATCAGGACGGCCAACCCCGCGTCATTGCGGGCCATTTCCTTCAGTTTTTGTTCCAGCACCGCTTCCAAGTCGTACAGGGCGGTTTCTTCATCCGTGCCAGGGTCATACTCAACGTAGAACTTGACGCCTTGCCTCTTTGCGGTGGAGTCAGAGACGGACCCATCACCGATGTCTCGCCCGACGTTTCGGAGGTCCGCAAGCGCATCGCTGAAGTCACGGCCATAGGGGTCATCGTAGCGGTCCCACTCGCGGGGGTCCAACGCTACAGGCACGTCAACGCTCAACGTGTTGCTTGTCCCGTACCCAGCGCGCTTGGCCCAAGCGTAGAAGGCAGCGACGGCGGGTCTGCCTTGACGGCGGGCATGAGCTAGGGCGACACGGATCGAAGATGCTGTACGCTTCATGGGAAGCCTCCACGCCCTTGCGGAGCGATAGAGGAAGTACCGTGTCGCATCACTTTCCTTTCTATCGGCCTCTAAGGTCACAGGAGACGCTGATGCCCAAGACCCTCAAACGGACCCACGGAAACGGAGCCGAGCGCGTAGCCCTGCAATGGCTTCGTGTCGCCGCCCGTCAGGTGAAGCTGTACCACGTCTCCCCGGAGGCGAACATCCAGCGTTTCCGACCCCGGTGGTCGCAGAAGCTGAGGATGGCGGGCCTGTTCGCGACCCGGAGCAAGAAGTCCATCTTCAACTCCTGGTCGGGCTACGTCGCAGACAAGAAGAAGGGTCCGAAGGGCTACGCGAACCTCACCCTCTACACGTTGACCGTCCCGTGGGACGTGTACCAGGCAGCGGACAACGTCATCCCACAGGCCATCGAGAAGATCGAAGCGGGCGAAGTCAGCTTCGGGGCGTTCGGGTGGGATGCCGAACTGTTCATCCCTGAGCAGTTCATGGACCAGATCAAGGTCGTCAGCCGGTCAACCATGCACTCGCAGGAGTATTCCTCCACATGGCACCCGGACATGCACAGGCGGCCCGACAAGTCGGTGGTAGGCCAGGCCCACGCCAGATTGAAGAGCCTGTTGTCCAGCTTGGCCTTGAAACACCGGCTGGACGTGACACGCATCGACCGCACCGTAATCAAACGCTTCCGTCTGGATGTCAAGGGCCTGTGGTACGCGCCACAGGCTCCGTGGCACATACGGGATGACCTCACGCGGGCGGAGAAACGTCAGGTGCAGAAGGCGGAGGAGGCCGCCAAGGCATACATCCGTGAGCAGCTTGACAAGGCTGGGGTCGAGCGCGTAGCCCTGCAATGGTTAGTGGCTCGTTACGCGGCGGGAACCTCTGATGAAGCGAGGGTTGTCAACGCCGCTGGCTCCGAAAAGGACATCACGGCTAACCTTCCTGCGTTTGAGCGAGCGCACAAAGAGTTCGTTGAGGCTCTTGCCGATGGAAAGAAGCGTGGCCTCGCTGGGGATTCTGTGGTCAGGAGATGGGCCAACTTGCCGTGGGTGGAGCTAATGCAGCGCGGACACCTGATCGCGGAGGGCATTCAAGGAACCCGATCCACCCCCGCCCGTTCAGCCAAAGGGATGGAGATGGCTCACCGACTCTACTCCCGCAGTCGAGCCATGCCGAAGGATGTCTACAAGTGGTGGGGCACCAACGAGAAGCGGATCCTGCTGACCTTGGAGGCAGCGAAAACCTGGCCCGAGAAAAAAGAGGGATCAGACGACCTGTTCCGCGTTGGCCCTTTCTTGGTCCACAACACCATCGGGATCACGGGGTCCAAGTTGGAGGTGTTCAAGAAGATGCTGGAAACCGCCACCAAGAAGATCAAATCAGACCGAACCGTCCCCGGCATTAAGAAGGTGCTCTACGGAGACGTTTATCTGGTAGGCAAGATTGCGGGTGCTCATGCGGCGGCGTGGTACAACATCCGAGAGGATGTCATCTATTGCCGGGTGGCCAAGGCAAAGTGGGGCTTCGATGAAGCCTACTCTCTCGTACATGAGCTATGCCACCGCTACTGGCGCAAGTTCATGTCCCGCGAAGCCAAGGCAAAGTGGGAATCCCACCACCTCGCCGTCTCGTACAGGAAGGTCGAGATCCCCCGTCCCAAGGTAGGGGATGAACTGCCTGTCCGAATCAAGGGCGCACCGCGTGGTTGGCGACCTGTGCTCAAGGAGATCACAAGCACGTCCTACAGCTATGAGCGGCCCAATGGGGTCATGGGTGGGATCAGCAAGACCCAACTGCACAGCTTCCTTAGCAAGACCAGAGGGGCGGAGTTGCGGTTCCCGACGGCGTACTCCGCGAAGAATGAGGAGGAGCACTTCTGTGAAGCCGTGGCTTCGGACGCTTTCGGCAGCCTTGGGGATGATCATCAAGCTGCGCTCAAAGGAATCTGGTAGCCAAAGCTACTTGGCCGCAGCCTCACCATCCCAGCCCCACGTCCCTGTGAACGCCGATGCTGAATAGTCGGTGACCCGCTTCTCAAAGAAGTTGCTCATGGTGTCGCCATTGAGCACCCAATCGAGCCACGGCAACGGATTGCTTTCAATGCCGTAGATGGCCTTGAAGCCGATCTGATTGAGGCGACGGTCTGCCATGTACCGGATGTACTGCTTCATCTCGCCCGCAGTCAGACCCTCGACAGGGCCAACCTTGTACGCGAGGTCGATCACCTTGTCCTCAAGGTCCACCGCAGTCTCGTACATGGTGTAGATGTCTTTTTTGAAGTCGTCACGGACAATGCGCGGGTGCTCGTCACAGTAGACCCGGAACAGGCGGGCCATGTTCTGAACATGCAGCGTCTCGTCTCGGATGCTCCACTCGACGACGGTACACATGCCCTTCATCTTCCCATACCGCTGGTAGTTAAGCAGCATCACGAACGCGCTGAACAGACTCATGCCCTCGTTGCACACGCTCTGAGCAAGAGCCTTGCCCAGACCTGACTTCGTGGACACGTCGTTGTCCTGCATGAACTCAATCTTGGCGGCAAGCTCCTCAAACTCCAAGAACGCCCAATACTCGGACTCGGCCAATCCAAGGGTGTCATTGAGCAAGGCATAGGCTCGCTGGTGGACACCTTCTCGGTTGGCGAAGCTCAGGAGCATGTTCCTGATCTCGTTGTTCTTGAACTTCGGGATGAACAGGTCGCAATAATTGCCTCCGACTTGGACATCGCTCTGCGTGAACAACCGAAGGATCTGGGTGATGTGGGATTTCTCCACCACCGTGAGATCACCAGCCTTCCACTGCTTTACGTCCTCCTGGAGTTCTGCCTCCCAGGTGCCCCAATGAATCTTCTCGTGTGCTTCCGTGGCATCCATCGCCCAAGGGTACTTGAAAGGGCGATATGCCACGCTGTAATCCATTAACCCTGGCATGACAGACACTCCTCGGTTTCAACGTAGTCCTTCAAAGCTACCCGCTCGACCTTCACACTGACCTTGTCAGCATCGACGCCTGCGCTGGTACGCAAGTAGTAAAGGCCCTTCAGGCCCTCTTTCCATGCCTTGATGTGGGTCATCAGGACGTAGTGCCGATCAGAGCCAGCCGGGAAGAACAGATTGACCGACTGTCCCTGACAGATGAACGGCTGACGATCTGCCGCATGGCTCACGACCCACCGTTGATCAAGCTCAAACGCAGTCTTGAACACCGACTTTTCCCAGTCATCCATCAAGGCATCGTCGAGGTGTTGAACGGAGCCTGCGTTGGTCGTGATGCTGGACCACACCGTTTCCCGCTCCACGGGATCAGAGATACGCTCATCCAACAAATCGACGAGAGCCGGATTCCTCACCTGATGAGATCCGGCTCTTGTTCTGTGCGTATAGGCGTTTGACTTCCACGGTTCGATGCTGGGGCTAATGCCCAGCAAGATAGACGAGTTGGCATTCGGAGCGATGGCGAGAAGGTGCGCGTTGCGGCGACCGGACCCGATCCCGTCAGGATATTCGCCCTTCTCGACAGCGAGGGCAGCCGTCGCGGACACCGCCTCGGTCTGGATGTGCTGGAAAACCTGGAGGTTCAACCCTTTTGCCGACGCACTCTCCCACGGGATCATGTGTTTCTGAAGGTAGGCGTGGAAGCCCATGCCCCCCAAACCCAAAGACCGTTCACGGGTCGCGCTGTACTTGGCACGGGTCAGTTCATCAGGAGCATTGTCGATGAACACCTGGAGCACGTTGTCCAGCATCCGAATGAGATCACGGACCAGCGGGGTGTCCTTCCATTCGTCGAACAGCGCAAGATTGAGGCTGCTCAGACAACACACGGCTGTTCGGTCCACCGATGTGGGCAAGTGGATCTCGTTGCAGAGATTTGAACCATGTATTTTCAAGCCCAGCTTCTTCAACGGTTCTGGCATCGCCCGGTTCGCTGTGTCGATGAAATTCAGGTATGGCTCACCGGTACGGCTGCGGACCTCCAAGATGCGTTGGAAGAGATCACGGGCGGGCATGGTGTCACGGATTTCTCCGTCAGCCGGATCCGTCAGGTTCCATTCTCGATCTTCCAGACACGCTTCCATGAACGCATCACTGACGTTGATGGCGTTGTGGAGATTGAGGCACTTGCGATTGGGATCCCCACCCGTGGGCAGACGCATTTGAAGGAACTCCAGCACGTCTGGATGGCTGATGTCGATGTATGCCGCGTAGCTGCCCTTCCGGGTGGTCCCTTGTCGGTACGCCGTCATGTCAGCATCGACGGTCTTCAAGAACGGAATGGGACCGGGACTCTTGCCGCTCACCGAACGAACAGACGACCAATGGCCTCCGACACCGCCGCCCTTCACAGAGAGCCATCGAAGCTCCGCCGTGTGTGCGATCAGACCGTCCAGGGTGTCAGGCACGAAGGTCAAAAAACACGAGACAGGCAACGCCTTCCACTTTTGGCCCGGAGCCGGGGCGTTGCTCAAGACAGGGCTGGCGAACATGAACCAGCCCTTCGATGCGTAATCATAGATGCGCTGGGCAAAGTTCAGATCACCATCGCAGTAAGCAACGGCGGCACGAGCGAAAGCCTCTTGAGGCGAAGTCTCGTCATTACTCATGTAGTAAGCACCCAAAAGGTCCATAGCGAACCCGGTCAACCGCTCGTCTCGGCTACGGTCGATTTGAACGCCGTGACACACCTCCTGGGAGGGAACCTCAGCTAAAAAAATCTCATCCGAGGAGTTGTCGATCACCCTCTGAAGGTCCGAATCGCGCCACAATAAATCAGTTAGCCTGTCTGTTTCTGCAAGCGCGTGGTCTTTCATATCTAATGTCCTGTCTGTAGGGTTCCAGCGGCTACGCGGCGCTCCTCGTCGTTCGGTTTACGGTGAGGTGGGGGCCACTTGTATAGGTAAGGTCTATCGGTTCGCTACCGAACGGCAGCCTCGGAGCAAGGCAGTTTCACAGGCTACCCACGGGGAGGGGACTCCGTGCAGAACGCCGCGATCTGCATGTGCGAGGTCCCGCACAAGATTCATCAAGTTTTCTTTTCCCCAGCGTTTTGCAGCGGGGATGATCTCGCGGCCCACGGCCCACTCGGGAGCACCGATAGAGGATGCGATGGCGGGAGCATCAAAACCGCGCTCCAACATCAGCGAACATCGAAGCCATTGATACGCGAGATCAGCGGGGCCACCTCGCGCCCGAAGCAAGAGCATTGTCGGGTCAGACACGGATTTCTTGTGGATCTTGTCCAACGCCTTCGCGCTGCCGATCTCGTCGGCAAAGGCAAGAGCGTCCCGAAGCGGTTGCATGTCCGCCGCCGCTGAAGCCCGCAGCGTTGTACGGAGAACACCCACCGTGATCACCGGAGCCTCCCCACGGGACTTCACCAGTGCCACCGCTTTCAGGATCTCAAAGGAGATCGTTCCAAGATCCGTTCCGACCGCACGGACGACAGCCTGAGCCAACTTCTCGTTCAGTGTCCCTTTGGCGTTAAAAAGTGAGTCCGCTTCGTGTGCAGCAAACTTGGCCGCTCGCGTTGCAACCAGTTTTCTCTTGACTGGGAGATCAAAGGCGATCTGATAGGCTCCGTGAACCAGGGCCGTAGAAGGCATCTTCTTCTCATTCAGCGTGCCAACCACCTCAATGAGAATGCTGACCTTGGGAGGCGCATCTGCGATCAACGCCTCGACCGTCTCAACGGTCAAATCCTTTGGACCCACGATGATCAGCGTTGGCTGTCCAAACGTCGATCCCATCGAGATGGTGTCGATGACTTCGCCATCGGACCCCGCATGGACAACCTCGTAGCCGTTCTTGTGTGCCTGCATGACGTGGTGGCGCACAGCACGACGCCGCAAGAAATAATCGTCACCCGACACCATCATCACCGGGGGCGGTCCCTTGGTTTTCCATGCGATTCTCATTCTGGCTTTCTCCCCACACAAACAGGTTCCCAACTAGGTTTCAAGGCGGTGCCATAGCCGGTCCACTGTTGGGCTGCTTCGGTAGCGGATGCCTTGTCCAGTGCCTTGCCGATGTTCATAGATTTTGGGAATCCAGAACCGTAAACCCAGCAAGAAACTGACATATCAACGAACCCAACCTCGGCCATCGCTGCGGTCATCCGGTGAAACGTCCTCGTGCCAGAGAACGCCTTGATCACACCCCCTGGTCGAAGGACACGGTACGCCTCGGTGAGCCAGATGCGATGTGAGTCCTGCTGCTTACGCATCCTTTCCGCGTTGGCCGACAGGTTGAGAGGTTGTCCCTTCACCCGCCAATCGGGCTTGTCGCAGGAACACTTGTTCCCACCTCGCATCCGACCAGCACAGGTCGCACAGGTCGCGTTCGCGGTGCCCGCTGCTCCGGTGCCAGAGTAGGACGGCCAAGGAATCTCCCGGCCTCCCATGCCGACACCCATCATGCCACCCCCGTCCGTCCAGTCGAGACGGTCCCATTTTTTGCCCATGAACTCAAGGCCGTGGTACTATCCGTAGGGCGGATCAGACACCAACGCTCCGACACTGGCTTCGTCAAGTTCCTTCAAGACCTCAACGCAGTCGCCGTGCCGCAAGCGAAGGGTCTGAACAGCCCTACGGACTGAATCTCCTTTACTCATGCGAGTCTCCAATGATTGAAAGAATGTGTCCGGTCTGCTCCGTCGTCTACAAAGCCGACCCCAAGCGGTTGAAGCATGGGCGGCAGACAACGTGCTCCCGCAAGTGCTCCTACGCTCTCCGGGGAGCGAAGAAGGACAGGAAGGTCACGGGTCCGTGTGGTGTGTGCGGACAGCCTGTCAGCCGCAGCCCCTCTCATGTGAAGGCAAAGAGTGGGGCGCTTCTGTGCTCCCGCGAGTGCCATTACAAGGCTCGCTCCACGGGGCTTGTGGGTCGTGAGGTCACGACCCCCTACAACATCCCCGGCTCCGTGCGTGTCGCGCAAGCGGAAAGGATGCGAGAGGTCAATGCCGTCCGCTGGGCGGCTGTGAAAGGTCGTACAGGGAAGGTTCCCGTGCGATGGCCTTCGGGCAAGCCGGGGTGGACCGAGGGGTGCCCTCCCGAGGTGAGAGCAAAGATCAGCATCGGCGTCACCAAAGCGATTGCCGAGGGGAGGATCAATCGGGTGTCCCAACTGGAGATTGCCGTGGGGGAGGTGTTGGACTCTCTGGGCATCCCCTACGACCACCAACATGCCATCCGTGACTCCGCTGGTCGGTTCATCGGCGTCATCGACTACTACCTCACCGACCACGGCGCGGCGTTGGAGGTCAACGGAACCTACTGGCACGCCGATCCCCGCAAGTACCCGAACGGCCCTGTCCATGCTTCGCAGGCACGCACGGCATCCAGATACCAACGAAAGAGCGAGGCGTTGCATCAGAGGGGCATCCCGTTGATCGAGGTCTGGGAGCAAGACTTCAAGGCCGACCCGGAAGGTGCAGTGAAGGAAGCGTTGAGCCAGTTGGTGTGATCCTGCATCCCGTCCTCCTACAAGCCGAACAGGTCGGAGACGGAGGGTCTGAACAGCCCTACGGACTGAATCTCCTTTACTCATGCGAGTCTCCTACTTGCTTGAAGAACCGGGAGGCTCCTCCAGTGTCTTTGTACGGCGTGATCATCCGTTGCTTCAACCCATCCTCGTAGATCCCAACCCTGCGGTCATGCTTGGTGGGTGATCCGCCGCTCGGACGATCTCCGCTTTGTTCATCCAACACCTTTACGGGACACCCCGGTTCGCAGATCCAGTTGGCTACCGTTTCGGTGCCGTCCTTGTCTGCGTGTCCCTCGTGATTGGTTCGGACACCTTCATGCCCTTTGCTTGAAAGCAGGTTGCCGGGGTCGTTGAACCTTGACCCGGAACCGCCTGCCCGTGGGCCGGTCCCCTTGACCTTCTTCGTACCTTCACACCGACAGCCGTCGTGGTGCTGGAGGATCACGTTGGCAGGCCATCGACCCGATACCGAACCTGCGACCCATCCCGATCCCTTCTCATAAGGATCAAACTTGGACAGAGTATGACCACTGCTCGACATTTTCGACCCGCCTCCAAAGTAGTCGGTCGCTCCAACCCGAGATGCGTCGATATTCAACCCACCACAGCCGTGCTTGAGCACGTTGGAGGCGACGGTTCCCTCAGACAAGGGCTTGCGTAGGACGTGGATCACTCTCATTCCTCACACCTCCAAGGCTTCCAAGAGCGCCGTAGCCGCATTGAGATGGGAACCCTTACCGTCGAGTAGCGGTCGAAGCAGAGGCCACACACGGGCTGTCTGAGGCTTCTCTGGAGCACGTTCCGCCATGACCTCACAGAAGCCCTGCATGAGTGCCTGCCAATCCTTCTTGCGTTCGTAGAGGACGCTTAGACAAGCCGCTGTGTCCTGCTTCTCCCACGCCGAGAACAACGCCTCTGCATACTGGTCCACAAAGGGTGACACCCACCGCTCGTCAGGGGGGCACCATCTGTCCAGGGATCGAGATCGAATCGTGCCGATGACCCCGCCGAGGTAGTCCGCCCACAGAACGATCTGCAAAGGGGCGTCCGTCAGATCCTCCAAGGTCTTCAATAAAGCATCCCCAGCTTCCGGGGTTGCCCGGTCCAACGGACCCACGATGACGACGGGCAGTTTATCGCCCACCCCAGCGTCTTCGGAGAGGGTCACAATCAGCCGGGAGTCTGCTACCTTGAGGCCGTCGTCACCGATTGGCTCCGACACAAGACGGCCAAGCTGTGCTGCGTGGGCAACAGCTTCCCCTCTGGCCAGAGGGCCATGAAACAAGATCGGTGTGCCCATCTATCGATCCACGACAACGCGACACTCAATGAATCCACAGCCCCAGTCGCCATACATGACGTGCCCCCAACAGGACAGGGTGGACACCACGAAGAACAAGGCCATCAAAGCCACGATGGTTTTGACCTTCAACTCCGCAGTTCTCCGTTGGTCGGCAGCGGTTCGTCCTTCTGGGCTTCGTTCGTACATGCCCATCAGAACAAGATCGAGAAGATGTGCTTGCAGCTTAGACAGCGGTATCGAATCATCCGGCTACCGTTGATCTTCCGAATCATCTCGACCGTGCATTGCTGGCCTTCGCAACTCTGTGCCGCTCGACAAGCGATCCAGACAACCTTTCCAATCTGACTCTCCGCCATAGCCTCTCCCTCATAGGAGACAGATACCCGACAAGCGCGGGAGGTTGACCCCCTTTCCGAGTCAGAATCCAGCCGACTCCGCCTGCTCATGGATCAAGAGGCTGTATTGGAGTACGAGATCCAAGGCGTCTCCACAGCGAGGTGCGTACAACCCCCCTGGAATCCGAGTCGAGGATCGAAGGTCGCCAACAGTGGCTCCCGCTTCATAGGGGATCGTCCCGTCTGGCCCATAAACATCCACAGGCAACGACAACACATCACCGAGATCACGGAGAACCCCTCTCCAGTCAGTGACTCTTTCATCAGCCATCAATGGGACTACGACTGACTGCCACTGAGTCCAATGAATCCAGACAGGAAGGATCTGGTTCACCCTTGGCCTCAAAGAGTCAGGCAGGGTCTTTATGCCGACAATGCCGACAGCAGGTGCGGGATTGGATCGATCCGTCTTGGGATAAATCGGTCCTGCATATCCCGAGACAATCAGGAATAGAGGGATCGGTAACAGGCTGGCAAGCTCATCAGCCGTTTTGATAGGGGCTTTTCCCCCTCGATAGTCAGTCCTGCCCATGATCGATCTCCTACACAGGAGACACAGGAATAGACAGACTAAGGATTCTCGGTCGCAGTGCTGTAGTCAGGAGTCGTTGTCTTCGTGGTGTTCGTTGTCTTACTACTATGGTGATTGTTCTTACTGGTCGTATGGGTCTTGTTCGTATCGGTGTTGGTGTTCGTGGTGGTGTTCAGATTCTTGTTCATCTTGTTCTTGATATTAAATCGGTCAACCTACGGTTTCCCTACAACTCCTAAACCTAATGATCTAAAGATCATTACCTTTAAGGAGTGCTCCCTTCGGGAACTCATATGAGTCCACCCAGTCGAAGGATGCTGAGGATTGTCTCGTGGTTGAAGAACCCGACCTGTTGGTTCCACTCCATCTCCTGTCTCCTAGACCCCCTCACAGGTTGGGATGTCTAGTTAGATGAGTCAGGTGAGTGTGAACCAAGGCTGGCTCCGTGGACCCGTCCTCTTGTCTCCTGTGTCCCTTGTGAGGGAGAGAGGCAGAAGGGTGTGGGTCAACCCTTGATTAGTTCCATCGCTGTGAAAGATCGTTGTGACGTGAGGCTGTTCCTTGACCTTCGGGTTTCCCCGATCCCGGCTCCCGGTTGGTTCAGACTGCTCACCTGACCGGAATCAGGGCAGAAGTGACCTTGGGGACCAAGACTTCCCATCCGTTAGGACGGGAGCCACGGGTAGCATGTACCCCATGCACCAGAAGAAGGTCAAGCCCGTGTCTAATAATGCCGCCATGCACCCTGTTTGGATTCTGACTCAAGATGGAGCACCTGTGCGTCAGGTGGGGGTTTGGGCCGATGCTGAGGAAGCACTGGTACACACAGCCCGGATCATGAAGAAGATGGGCTGTCCGGCCTTGAGTGCAAGAAATCAGGGAGGGTCGCTCTGGGGGTTGCTCGTCTTTGATCCGACGCACTCGTTCCCTGTCGCCATGTTGATCGAAGGCTCTGTGTTGACGGACCTGGATGGTAGCCCTTCTACGGAGCCTACAGGTGTCGTAGCTACGACACCTTTGATCAGCGAATGATGCTGAACGATTCCCCGGCGTGCTCTTGCACCAGAGCCTCTTGCTGGAGGTAGGCAATCGCACGGCGGAAGCGAGGCTTGTCGATACGGAGATCCTTTTTGATCTCCGTCCACGTTGAGCAAGGGTCAGCGTCAATCAGAGAGAGGATGTGTCCTGCATCGGATCGGATGATCTCCCCGTCTCGGACGCTGTTGCGAACTCGGGTCGTCAACTGACTGATTCGTTGGACGCTACAGCCTTCACGGGCTGCGATCTCGGTTCGACTCGCGCCCTCGACAAAAACAGCGTCGAAAATGGTGAGGTAGCGATCCGCAGCCTCTCGGAATGTCGCTGCGACGTAGCGACGGCCTTCACGAAGGGCTTGGACGCGATCATGGGCCTCTGACACCAGAGACTCGGGTGTCGTCGCCTCAACGACCTCTCTGCCCATTGCGACATCATTGGCGTCGTAGACGATGACGGTGTCAGGAGCGGTCGGGTCCGACCTGATCGATGTGTTCGACATCGTGGTCAAAGGCAGACCTAGAATCTTGGACGCCTCGACCTCCACGTCCGAGCGTTTGCCATAGCCACGGCACACCGGCTCACGGCCCTCATGGAGCATCTGGGCGATGACCTTCTGCCGTACCCAGCCTTTCAGCACCCCCAGCGTCAGGGAACCGTCAGCGATGTATTTGTCGAGGGTGCCCCTCTGGCTCCATTTGGCCAGACACTCCCCAACGGTTCCGAGGAGATCGTCTTGATCCTCATAGGGGAATCGTCGAGCAAGATAGGAGACTATCTTGAGATCAATGCGACGGGTGACAAGCTGTTCCTCGACCCAACGGCGTGTGAGGGTGGGAACAACAACAGGACTTGCAGGCGACTTTTGCATTGACTCTCCGTGCTCGCAAGGCGAGGCAGGACTTAGGGTAAGTCGTGTCGTGACAGTGCTCTTTTCGAGCGGGTCGTGACGTGACTCCCAGAGAATAGGAGATGCCCTCAGCCCTGTCAACCCGTAAAGTGGATCAAAGTGGATTCTTTTTCGAGTCGCTTCCCCGTGGCCTTTTCCGGTCGTTTGGCAACGGCTCATGGGGGTGTCTCGGTAGACAGTCTATGGACCTCAAAGGCGCATAGGAGTCTCACTCATGGCACTAACGCGCACAGCATCCCTAGCTCTGACCCGGCTTGCGGCATTTTATCCTTCCGGCTCCTCCGAGCGTCGTGTCCTTCTCGCTTACCTCAAGGCAGCGGGCGCTGGTGAAGACCACCATGCCCGGATGCAGTTTCTTGGTGGCCTGATGAAGCAGACTGCTGACAAGGCTCAGAGGAACGTGACGAAGGGCGACACGCAGCCCTACATCGCTGCGATGCTAGAGCATGGCTTCAAGCCAGAGGTTGCGGAAGCGTGGATGAAGCGCGGGACGGATTTCGGTCTGTACACCGTTGTGCAGCGTGCAGCGGCAAGCCAGGTCGGTGGAATGTCCGAGAACACCAGCCCCGGTGCGAAGGGTGTATCCGGTGAGGACATTGCCCAAGTCATGAGCTTCGGCTGCATTGAGTACCCCGGCATGATTTACGACCGGAAGGAGAACAAGTACAAGGATCGTACCTCTCCTGCCTTCCCGAAAGGGCAGAGCCTCTACTACCTGATGGGTGTGCAGTTCTTGAAGGGCAACAAGACTGGGGGCCTCCGTCAGTTGAAGGGCCTCCTGGCCTCGTATGCCAAGAGCCGTACCAAGAACTGGCTCTCCAGTGTGGATGCAGGCGCAAACGTCAAGTTTGAGTACGATCCCGAAGGGCAGTTGATCGAAGACACCGGCAACTACGAGCCGCCTCCCCTTGAGGAGTTTCTCGCGCAGGCATTGTATCTGCGTCAGATCAACAACCTGATGGAACGGTCCCTGGCAAGCTCCCCCGGACAGCTTCGGGTGTGGAAGGGCGTGGTTGACGGCATGAAGAAGAACAAGAATGTCCTCAAATACAAAGAGAAGGGCGCAGGCAAGGGCGATCTGACCATCGAAGCCAAGAAGCTGCGTGACCACATGGTCGAGATGATCGAAGCCGAATACGGCGACGGCGAAGTAGACCCCACGACGGACAAGCCGTACATCGACGGTGTGCCGACAACGCAGGGGCTTCAGAAGTCTTTCTCCAAGATTCTCCCCAAGATGCTGGCGGCGATGGAAGATAAGCTGGCGTTGGGCGTGAAGGGCCTGTCCTCTAAGGAGAAGGCGTTTTTCAAGGACCGCGACATCGCAGAAGTCTACCGAGACTCGATCCGGCGTCGTGCTTCCCGTCAGATCAATGCCTCTGAACGCTCTGCCATGATTCGATTGGCGGCAACCCTGCCTGTGGGATCACCCGAGCGTAAGATCATCTTGGCTGGCTGTGAAAAGATGAAATCCCCAGCGATGGTCCAGAACTGCGAGGACATGAAGGCTGGTAAAAAGCCCGGCAAGGGCAAGTCGAAGGCGAAGTCCGACGACAAGAAGAAGGACGACGGCAAGATGCCAGCCGACCTCTTGGAGAAGTTCAAGGCGAAGAAGGCTGCCCCCAAGACCGCCCGCCCTATGAGCCGGGGAGCACAACGTCTTTTGGCACAACTCCAAGCCAACCCTGACAGCATCCTTCCTTTTAAGGCAGCAGTCCCCGTCATGGAGAAGGACATCGAATCAGCCCTTCGACCCTTGGGTATGACGAGCTTCTTCGGCCACATCCAGGGTGGCAAGGCCGGTATGGTCCAAGGTGTTCCCGTGGCCCGGTACAGCCTCAACGCCAAAGGCATCCTGTCCCGCGAGACGTGGGAAGCGGACCCGAGCAGCGTCAAGTCGCTCTACGCCGCGTCCCGCAAGGCACTGGTCAAGGCGCTGCGTAAGCTCAACGTCAACGGGGTGGTGGCGAAGGTGAGCCGCAGGCCCGGTCGCTTATCGCTCGACACAGCCAACGGCTTTGAAATCGACATCTACCTGTTCTTCAAGGACACGGACCCAGGAAAACTGGCCGCCTTGAAGGCGTCCGAAGGAGCCAATATGAATCGCACCGCCCGCCTGATGAAGCGTCAGGAGAAGGTGCTTCAGAAGTACCTCGACTCCGCAGGCTCACGGGCCGTGTCGGACTATGACAGCCTCCCTTCCAGTGTCCGTTCGGCACTGGAGCGCATCAAGGACGGCGAGTCTTTGTGGTCGGATGTGGAACGCTGGTTGGGCGACAACAACAACCCCCACCTGGCTCGTTGGGCCAAGAAGGAACTCCCCGAGGCTCTGAAGAAGAACCAGTTCACCTCCGAGGACAACCCGAATCCCAAGGGCAACGACAAGGACGGCGACGGCAAGACCAATGAGCCGAGTCCGGTCCCGAAGAAGGCTGCACAAATCAAGGTTCCGCTGACGTTCAGCAGCCCCGACCTGTACTGGAAGCCCAAGAAGAAAAACGACAGGGGCTATGTGGATGGTGGTGCTGCCGTCTCCAAGTGGATGCGAGAGCAGGGCGGCGGCAGGGAACTCACCTACATCGACGGGAAACTGCACCACCCGAAGGGTGATGTCGTCATCAACGCTCCGGGGTCGCTGGTAGGTCAACTCACCGAGAAAAAGAACTTCCGCTTGGCGGCTGACTCCAAGAAGGGTGCTCTCATTCGACTCGCTGCCACACTCCCGGTCGGCTCCTCCGAGCGCAAGACCATCCTCCGCTTGGCATCGGAGTAGGGCGGGTACAGTGCCCAGACGAGATCATCTCTACGGGAACTCCAATGCCGATTTACGCTTTTCACTGTGACGACTGCGACTCTGATTTCGACAAGGTACTGCCGATTTCTCGGTATAAGGAACCTCAGAACTGCCCTGGTTGTGGCACGGGTCCAGCGAGGAAGTTGGTGACGGCGACCAACTTCATCCTCCGAGGTGATGGCTGGGCCGGAAAGAACAACCGAATCAAGAACCAGATGGCTAAGAAGAACCAACGCCTCGACGCGAAGCAAGTCGAGCGCAAACGAGGCGGTTCTACCGTGACCCTTGCTCCCAATGTCGAGGGAGAGCGCGTTGAAACATGGTCGGACGCATCGAAGCTGGCGAAAGCAAAAGGCAAAAACACGACCGGCTATGACAAGCGGGCGGCGGTGGAAAAGAAGTGATCGAACCCGAACCTAATGATCTCACGCTCATGGAGGCTGCGACAGTGGACTTCAGCACCGCCTTCGTGAAGTCATTTGTGTTCACGGTCATGGCGGCAGTAGTGGTCTTGCGTTTGTTCATCGGTGTTCGTCAACGCCTCGCCCGTGACCGGAACATCATCGACGCGGATTCGGGGCCTTCATCTCGGTAGCTCGTCTATCGCTCTCCTTTCAGTGTAGGAGAGCACGATATGGCTACACCCCATCTAGGTGAGCGTGGGACAGGCGTGGCACAGTTCATTCTGACGAACCGCCCCCACGTCGCTCAGTATCAGTTCGGCGCTGCGAACACTCTGGACGCCGCTTTCGCTGGCGCGACGACGATGTTCACGATTCCGAGAGGCACTTGGTTCCGTTCTCCGACGCTTCAGTCCAACTCGGTCAGTCGAGTGGCAGAGAACTTTCGAGATCGCACGGTCGCTCAGGTCAACTTCGATGATTACTCATCGGCTACCATCCACGGCGACTCCGGGATCAACTTTGTCCGGGTGACTGAGATTGATCATACAGGTGCGTCTTTGCCTGTCGGCCCTATCGTCGTAGTGCCCCCGGCTAATTTCTTCAGCACCGCCCACCGCACCATCTCTCTGTCGGGCACCGCTCCTGACGTTGCTGTTTTGGCGACAGGTCTACCGCCCTCTGGGGCAATGGTGATCTCATTTCCTCGGATGCTCGATAACATCACGATATCGAACGGTGACCTTGCCGACGTGCTGTACGTTGCTTTGGATGCAGGAATGCCCGAAGCAATCTTGGCCGCAGGAGCTACTCAGACCTTCGCTTTTGGCGGGACCGCTCTCTACTTTCACGGTGACGGTGGCACCGTAGACTTCTCCCTGACTGCCACCGTGGTCAGCGGACTTCGGTAATCATTCGATAAGGCCCTCAATGAGTGAGGGTCCAACCTTTCATCTCACTTTCGGAGTACACATCATGGCCAACGAAGCATATATCTGTCGGATTCGTACCGACCTTTCACACGGGATCGTTCAGATCACGGACCTGAAGCCCAACACCTCTCGTCGGTCCTTGACTTACGACAAGGTTTCCCAGAGCGGATATCTCGGTGATCGCGTCGAAAACGATGCTGTCGTCACCGCCGCAGCCGGTGGTGATGACGTAACCGCCGCTGCTTACGTCGGCCTCGCCGCCTATTTGCTCGACCACGTTGAGGCCACCGGCCTCGGAGCAGGTACAGGCGCTTTCTCGGACGCTGACGCACTCACCGCCTCCACCGCGCTCATCGCAATCGCTGATGCCGGTGGTGCTTTGACCCTGGCGGCCATCAATGTCGCTTTGTCTCTTGTTGCGGCCACCACGGAGCTTACGAGTGCCGGTGGTTCCGCCTCGACGGGTTCGGTGGCTGAAGTCCTCCAAATCATTTCGGGCAACACCTACACCCTCCCAGCGGGTTCCGTCACCGAAACGCCTACGGGCACCTTCAATCCTTCGGTGTCCGGCACGTTCGACGCTGGCGATTACCGTCAGTTGTACCAAAGCGGAGCGTTCTCGATGTCCCTCGGTGGTGGTGATCTTGCTACCCTTACCGCTGCGACCTTCACCTACGGCACGGTTGCCGGTGCCGCAGCCGTCTGCTACGACGATACCGGCGCGGTCCTCGTCTAATCTTGGGCGGGTTGTCCCTCAACCTTCCTCCGATTGCTTGATTTACTTAGCTCCGGGTACGATCTATCGTGCCCGGAGTTTCTCTTTTGATCTCATATCGAACATCTGATCTCTACTACGCGGCGTACCTTCGGGTGGCTGAAGTCCCGTTCCTGGGGGTGGAGCGGGAAGGGAAGCGTGTCGTTTTCTTGTTCGACAGCACAGACGCCTCTTTGTCTGATCTCAAACGGGGGTACTTTTCCGACACCGCCCGTGTCCCGGCGTTGTCCTACGTCCAGGCGATCCGTTCCATGAAGGCACTTGTCCACAAGGCACTCTGAAACGGGGGCAAAGTCTCGGCTCCTTACGGGTAAGTAGGTAAGCATGAAACCCCTACTCTTATTGGAGGGCCTCTTTGAAGTGGCCCTCAACGATATCCACGTCCACACGGCGGGCCGTGTTCGGCAGAGTCTGAGTACGGTTCTGGGTGATTGGCTCCACGTCGATCTTCTAGCGCACCTTCATCACTTCCCTCCACAGCCGGTCAACAAGAGCCTCCCCGGAGGCGGTTCCTGTTTGTGGAATGGTCACTGTCCGCATGGGCACAGTGAACAACCCGGTTGGTTGTTCAACCAGAGTCACAACGGCACCCTTTCCCAGAGCGGTGAAGGGAGTTGGAGTGTGGGGGCTGGCGTGCTCCGCTTTGATGTGATGAATGGCCATCATGGTCGCTTGATCTTGATGACCAATGAATCCCTACAAGAACCAGAACCAGATGCGTCCTCTGAAGCACTGCTTCGTGAAGCAGAACTGATGGTGGCGGTACTGGAATCCCTCAAGGGTGTCATCAATGACTGAGCAGTCCTACAGCGGTCGAGTCGCTGCGATCATTTATCAGAATGACGATTTTCGGATCGCCAAGGTCGTTCTCGATGGTGAGGCGACCACCTCCGTCACCGTCACGGGAGCGTTCCCGGCGCAGAATGTCGTTGTAGGTTCCTGGGTGTCCTTTGCAGGCAAGTGGATCACCCATCGCCAATATGGGCGGCAGATATCCGTGACACGCAGTCCTGTCGCCGTTCAAAGGTGGACCGAGGAGAGATCAATCTCAGCCCTTTCCGCCAATGGGGTCGGCCCACAGCTTCGACTCCAGTTGTTGATCCACGCGGAGAGTAGAGGCATGAGCCTCGTAGAGATGCTTGATGCAGGGGATCTCACGGGGTCTGGCCTAGACGAGATGTCCGCCCTGTTCGTGATCACTCGTTGGCGTGCGCTCAAAGCCCATCTTGATGCAGCCCTGTTCTTGTCCGAGGCGGGGGTTCCGGCCCGCGTCATCGGCAAGGTGTGGAGCGTTCTCGGAGATGAGTTGGAGGAGAAGATCACAGAAGACCCGTGGATCTTGGTTCGAGTGGCTGGGATCAAGTTCGCGGAAGCCGATGAAGTAGCCCGAAGGCTCAATGTCCCCTTGAGCAACGAGGGTCGTCTGAGCGGTGCAGTCCTGACCGCCGTACAGGATGTCGCAAAGGAGGGTCATGTGTACGCGCTCACCGGGCAGGTGCTCAACGCGGTGAACAAGATGATCCCCGGTGCAGAAATCCCGTCGTCACAGATCGCCGCCGCTATCACGCTCTTGCATGGGCAGAAGCAGTTGGTTGTGGAGCGCAACAACGAGGGCACGGTCCTTTTGTACGACCCGTGGACACACCGAATGGAGGTTGAGTGCGCGGAGATTCTGTCTCAACGCCATGCCGAAGCGGGTGAGGGCTTGGATAAGGCGTATGCTGAAGACGAGTTGAACAAGTGGGCGCAGGGTCATCAGGTCACGTTGACCGAGACGCAGCGGCTCGCTGCCCTCCGTGTCCTGACTGTTCCTGTCAGCGTGTTCACAGGGCTTCCCGGTACAGGCAAGACGACGACGCTCAGGGCAGCGGTGTCCGTGCTGAAGGACGCCAGCATCCCGTTCCTACTTGTAGCCCCTACAGGCATCGCGGCGAAGCGGTTGGCTTCAGTGACGGGTTCGGATGCTTCGACCGTTCATCGCGCCTTTGCTGCGAAGGGGTGGAAGAAGGACGCCTCTGAACGTGAGTCCACCTACGTTGGCATCGTCGGGTTGGAACAAGGCACCTCTGACGATGACACCAAGAAACAAGAATGGGGGCACGGTCCCGAGAACCCACACCCAGCACAGGTCGTGATCGTAGACGAGTCCTCTATGCTTGATCTCCACATGCTGTATCGACTCCTCCAAGGGACACTCCCGACGTGTCGGATGGTGTTCGTGGGCGACCCGTTCCAGTTGCCTTCTGTCGGAGCGGGCGATGTTCTCCGTGATCTCGCAGCGTCCAAGGCGTTTCCCCACACGCATCTCCATGAGATTTTCCGTCAGGAAGGAACCTCTGGGATTGTCGTCGCAGCCCACGATGTCCATGCAGGCCGTATGCCTGACGTGGAACAGCCCGACTTCAAGCTCATTGAGGCATACGACGACAAGATAGCTTCGCTGCTTGTCATGCAGATCGCCAAGAGGCTGTATGACAAGAGCGTCAACTTCCAGGTGCTCTCACCTCGCCACGCGGGTGACGCTGGGGTCACCAACCTCAATGAGATGCTGCGCTTGGCGATCAATCCCCCAAGCGGTTCCCGAGCGGAGAGAAATCTGGCAGGGTCCGTGGTCCGCGAAGGCGACAGGATCATGGTGGTCAAAAATGACTACGAACGAAGCGTCTACAATGGCGACGTGGGCAAGGTCAACAGGATCAACCACAAGACGAAAGAACTGGTGATTCACGTTTTCGCGGAGCCGGGTCAGCCTCGACAGGAGATCCGGTACAACTTGAAGGACGGATCGCCCCCTATCCGGCTCGCTTACGCACAGACCATCCACAAAAGCCAAGGGCAGGAGTACGACATTATCGTGGTGCCCATGCTTGAGTCCTTTGGGTGGCAGTTGCAGCGAAACCTGCTTTACACGGCGATCACGCGAGCCAAGAAGCGTGTCCTCATTGTAGGGACGCGCCATGCTGTCTGGAAAGCGGTCCAGAACGACAAGGCCAACAAGCGCAACACACACCTTTTGGGTCGTCTGTGGGAGTAGGGGGTAAAGCCACCCCTTTGTTCCGGTAAAGGGATGGACCGCCCCTCGTAGGGGTTGGACAAAATCAGGAGTCCATCATGGCAGCCGATCCCAACCATATTCAGCATATCAAGGACACAGTGAGCCGTGTGAAAGGTCGTATGCGGATCACGAAGGTCGTTGCGACCCGAGCCGTCAAGACAAAGCGGGGTGACTACTTCGCTGGTATGAGCGCCGCATGGGACACTGTTCAGGATGACGCCTCCGGTCCCGGTGCAGATATGGATCTCATCACCACCACGGACGAGCACGCGGCTTCGGGCATGACCTTGCAGGACGCACAGGTTGCCCACATCATCCTCTCAATGGAGGCCGCCATTGCCGCTTGGCGCGCTGCCTTGTCCGAGGGGGCTATCTCCATCGCTTCCTTCGATGCAAAGGTGCGTGACCTCAAACGCAACGCGCTGGCTCACTTGAGCCGCACCCTCCCCGTCGAACAAGCTCAAGCCAAGGTTGAGGCTGCATAAATGGAACTCCCTGAACTCCCTGAAGTCTCGGTTGAGGCTATCGACTCGGTGTTCTCCATGCTCACGGACATGGAAGTTCATTTGGATGTGGACCCTCTCCAGTTTGGACCCAAGCGTCTCAACGGGAAGGTGGCTGATGCACGTCGGATGCTGACTGGTTGTGAGGGGTTGTTTCTCCGCGTCAGTCAGTGGCTCCAGAAGTACCGTGCCGTTCATCGGACGATGGAGGTTGAGTTTGACCTCTCGAAAAAGCACCTCTTCGCTAATGATCCCGAGGTCCGCTCTGGACGCAACGTGGCTGACCGTGATGCTCTTGCAACGATGAAGCTCCAAGATCAGGTGCGTTTGCTCTCAAAGGTCGCTCAAACCCAGTTCGACTTGGAAGCAGTCTTGATTGTGATCAAGGCCAAGCGTGCCGATCTAAAGGATGCACAAGGCCGTCTGCGTGATCAAATGAAGCTGTGTCAGGAGGAGATTGGGCTTGGATCCCGTTGGGGATCAAAACCCTCTCCCGGTACGGTGACTCCCGATCTGGAAGCCGCTCCCAATGTGGATAAGCAGACCCTCAAGGATCTGCATGAGATGTTCACGGGCAAAAGGCACTCCGAGCCTGACCTTGCGGCGATCGTTTCCGCTGTGGAATCCGATCCCGCTGTGGAATCCGATCCCGCTGTGGAGACGGAGCCGTCAGGCGCAGCTTTGCCCTACCGTGATGGTGGGCACGACCTGTACCCCTTGAAGCCCTTGAGCGACGACGCCGCCGCCGATGCGTATCTGTCAGCCATCGCCGCCCCCGCCGTTGAGGAAGGCAAGGGCCTTCGGTCCGTTGAGGATCTTTTAGAGGATCTGGACCTTTAGGGGGTAACTCTGATCCCCACGCCGGGTATAGACGACCCAGCGCACTTCACTTCATCGCTCACAATGAGCATCTGACCTACAACCTGCGCTTCTAGGAGAACCCATCATGGATGGATTTATTGACTTCAGCTTCGGCTCAAACGACGACGACATTGGACAACGGTCCAAGCGTTTCAAGGGCGAAACGGGACGCGCATACCGCGTCAGTCTCATTTGGTTCACTGACTACAAAGAGGATGGCACCCCGGCTGAGGGCGCGACCATCAAGTTCACGGGATGCGAACGCATTTACAAGGCTGGCGTTGGCTACGTCAAGCTGGATAACGCCAACCGCTCCGCGATGATCTCCCTGCTTGGCGAACAGCCGAAGCAGCAGATCGCTACCATCATCTGCGTATGGCCGACCGATAAGGACGGCGAAATTGATGCTGCCTCTTACAAGAACGGCAAGGGTTTCAAGGTGCAGCCTTGGACGTTCTCACCCGACAAGTACAAGACCGTCGCGCAGACCCACAAGCGGTTCTCGCTCATGGACCATGACCTTTCGATGGCGTGTAGCGACGGGCAGTTCCAAAAGATGACGTTCACCCCCGAAGGCGAAAGTCTCCTTCTGAAGTACCTCAGTGCAAAAGACGAAGGATTGCGGACGATTGGCGCGAATATCCTCGCTGAAGCACGTCAGATGGCCGAGGGCATTCAGGGCGAGTTGGCCCGCACCCTGACCTTGGACGAAGTTCGGGAGAAGCTGGGTGGTGAGCCTTCCAGTCCGACCGGGAACCACGCTGCCAAAGACGTGGACGCGCTGTTGGACGGCATCGGCATCTGATGCGGGTCTTGGGATTGGACCCCAGCCTTACCCAGTTTGGTTGGGCCATTCACGACACGGACGCCCTCGTCGGTACGCCTGCCCGGTGTGTCGCACGGGGGCGTTTCCGTACTCCCGCCAAGATGACCTTCATCACCCGCTACATGTTCATGCGGGAATCCCTGCGTGCCGTGCTTCAGGAGCACAAACCTGATCGCGTTGGCATTGAGTTTCCGATCATGGACGCGCTATGGTCGGAGGGAATGTACGGGTTGTTCCTGTACTCTTGCGAGGCCCTTCATGCCGAGTGCATGGATGTGGTCTTCTGGTCACCGTTGCAAGCCAAGGCCCATGCCCGTGACACCATCGACCGTCCTCCCAGATGGAAGATGGATAAGGTCGATATGGTTGAGGCGGCGAAGGTCGATACGGGCGGCGGGCGGTGGAATCACAACGAGGCCGACGCCTACTTGGTAGGTGTGCTCGCTGCACGGTTCTGGGATTTTTATGACGGAAGGTTGGAGATAGGGGGGTTGACCGAAACCGAAACCCGGTACTTCACTAAGGTTCACACTTTCGTCCGAGGGGCGAAGGCCGGAAAAACAATCAGGAAGGGCATGGTCTACCGAGAGTCAGACCGTTTCTTTCTGTGGTCCCGTTTGCGGGACGAGGAGATCAACGATGGCAAGAGCGAAAAAGAGTGAGGAGGGCGGCAGCGCAGCCCTTGCAGGAGCAATCAACCCTCTGGATGCTTGTACCGCATTCCTGAAGAAGAAGAAAGGTAAGGAGTTCACCGACATTATGGTGGCGATGGACGATGACACGGTGAAAGAATCTCTGCCTCACATCTCCAGTGGCAGCATCGTCATCGACCACCTCATTGGAGGGGAGAAAAACACGTTCGGAGTTTCCCCCTGTCCGGGCTTCCCGAGATGCAAGGTCACACAAATCTGGGGTCACGAATCCGCAGGCAAGACAACGCTGTGCTTGGAGGCTGTGGCTCAGTGCTGCGCCGACGGAGGCACGGCAGTTTACATTGACTGGGAGAACGACATCGTTCCCGACTATGCCGCTGCTCTCGGCGTTCCCATCACGGACCCTTCAAAGTTCATATTGCTTCAGCCGGACACGTTGGAGGACGGGATCAAATACGCGATGGCTTACGCCACGGCGGGTGTGGATCTCATCATCTTCGACTCCGTGGGCGCGGCTGTCCCACGTCGCATCGCAGAGCGTGACGCTCTTGAGGTCGCGGAACAAGGCAAGGTCGCTGAACTTCAGAGCGTGTGGTCACAGGAACTCCCCAATATCAAGGGCACCATCGCCCGCAGTGGAAGCGCCGTCGTTGGGATCAGTCAGATTCGTTCAACGCTGGCGACGATGCCTGGAGCCAAAAAAACCCAACCTCAAGGCGGCAATGGCTGGAAGTTCTACGCCGCAGTGCGGCTGGAGTTGCGTCGTGTCAAGAACGAGAAGGCTCGTGAGTACAACGACTTGACCCACAAGACCGACGAGCGTGTCGTGGGTGGGATCATCATGGCTAAGACGGTCAAGTGCAAGGTCAGTCGCTCACAGGGACGTGAAGAAATCTTCTACATCCGGTGGGGTGAGGGCATCGACAACGTGCGGACGATCATCGAGATCGCCAAAGCGCACGGAATCATCAAGGGGTCTAGTTGGATGACGTGGGCGGATTGCCCCGGCAAACCGCTCAAGATCCAAGGGGCAGAAAAGTTGCGGAAGCACTTTCTGGAGAACCCAGACCACTTTGAGGTGCTGAAGGCACGAGTCATGCCGTTTCTCGGAGCCGGTACGGCGGACCACTTCACCGACGAGGTTGAGGATGACGCAGACGGCGATCTCCATGCCATCTTCGATGAGCCAAAGAAGTCGAAGGTTTCTGATCTCAATGGGGATGGCGATGAGTGAGGTAGTCGGAGAAAATCTCTGGCGGCAGTGCATTGACGAGAGGCGTTCGCTTCGCGTTCTACGACACAAGCAACCAGAGATCATTGAACCTTTGGCGTTTGTGCGCGGTCGAACCTCTACGTTTGCCCATTGCCGCGTCTTGTTGAAGGGAGGTGTCGTCTCCTTTCGGAACTTTGGTCTTGCACACCAGTTCAAGCATGTAGAGGTTCTTGCTCTCGACAGCCGTTCTGCCCACCCTTGGGAATGGAAGGTTGGATCCTCTCCCGCTCCCGGCTTCACTGTGCTCTACACGGGGGTCAACGGTCCTCCCATTTCCGGTACACCAGAGTGAGGTGATCTATGGCCGTCAAAGTCCGAGTTCAAAACTTTCAAAGCATCGAAGACGCAACCGTGACGATTGATGGCCTGACGATCATCACAGGCACGAACAACAGCGGCAAGACAGCGTTTATGCGCGCCATCCGGGGGGTGTTCACCAACGCCCCGGCTGGCCCCTTTGTCCGTCACGGCTGCGCTCACTTGACCGTGACTCTCATCTTCGATGACGGCACCTCGATCAAGTGGGAGAAGGGCTGGGAGAAACCGGAGCAGAAAGGCAAGACGGTCAACCAGTACACAATCAACGGCAAGCTGATCGCTACCGTGGGTCGCGGAGTGCCTCCAGAGGTCGAATCCTTGGGTGTACGGGAGATCAGCGCGGCCTCCGATCGTGTGTGGCCGCAGATCGCAGACCAGTTCACCGGGTCATTGTTTTTGGTGAACCGTCCCGGCTCCGCCATCGCGGAAGCCCTTTCCGACGTGGAGCGTGTCGGCAAGCTGTCTTCGGCACTCAAAGCATCCGAGAAAGACCGGCGCTCTGCCAACGGTGAACTCAAGATTCGACGTAAGGACGTGTTGGCGCACACCCTCTCGGTTGAGCACTTCGATGGACTCGACCCCGTAGGGACTCACATCAGGAGTTTGGCTGACACCCGAGACGAGATAAAAACCCTGTTGCAAGATCAGACTGATCTCACGGCTCTACGAAACCGCTACGAAGCCGCCGCAGCCAATGCAGAAATCTTCGCGGGATACGATCCCGACGTGATCCCTGATTCGTCCCGATCGGAGAAGCTGGGAAAGGCTGTGGTGATGGTCACTGGCTACCGTGACCGCTACACCCATGCCAAAGGGGAGGTTGAAACCCTCGCCGGGTTCACCGCCGTCTCGGTGCCTGACGCCAATGGGGTTCAAGCCCAACGGGACTACCTTGAGATTGTACGCGACCTTGAGGCACGTTGGACACGTCACCAAACGGACGTGCAAGCGTACTCTGGCCTTACGGATCTCGACCTGCCCGACACCGCGAAAGCCGACAAGATTCAAGTCAGCATCGACATCGTGAAAGGTCTACGGAAACGCCACCTCGCTGCCAACACGGAGGTCACCGCTGCTACAACCGAGGCCAAGCACAACGCGAGCAAGCTGATCGAGGCGGAAGCCGAGGTCATTCGTTTGCTAGGAGATCGGGGGCTGTGCCCTACCTGCAATACCATCCATGAAGGAGATACCCATGTCTGATAGACAACCCAGCCTGTTCGATTTGTTTGGAGCGCACACCCGTGGGCCTGTGGGTGCCCCATTCACGCCGGGTTCCGACACCTCCGAGGAAGCAGCGGAATCCATTTCAGAGGTCGCAGGTCGTCTTCGCCGTCGTGTGTACGCTCACATTGTGGAATGCGGGGATGTCGGCACTATTGATGATACTGCCGAGGTGGTTTTGGACATGAAGCACACCACCTACACAGCGAGGCGCGGTGAACTGGTGAAGCAAGGGTTGGTGCGTGACAGTGGCAGCACCGACAAGACGCGCTCTGGCCGTAACGCTGTGTTGTGGGTCATGGTGCCAGGGGACGAGATCGAAGCGGCCAAGAAAGCGTATCGAGCACAGGAGCACCGACGCACTTTGGTGAGAGCAGCCCACGCCAAGATCAAAGAGATGGCGGACGCCGAGTTGGGTGACTTCATCGCTTCCGATGATTCGGGGGGTTGGGGCGACATTTTTGGTTATTACGAGGAGTGAGGGGGGGCAACAACGCCTTTGTTCCCGGTAAAGGTAAACAGGAGAACCCCATGTCTACTGAACCCATCGTGTGCCGCTTCTGCTCCTCGACAAACTGTGAGCACGGCGACGACTGCCGCGACTGCGGGTGCCCCAAGTGCGGGATGCCCGGTGCTCGCTTCACCGAATCCGACGGCAACGTCCGTGGCTTCTGCTACGACTGCGAGTGGGAAGCGGTGCTCGGTGCCTACAAGGCATGGAAGGCTCGGCAGCCGGTGAAGACGACGGAGCAGATGCGCCGTCAGGTGTTGGGCTGGCTGGGTGCTGACCTGCCCCCCGACGACGAGGTTGGCCCCATGATCATCGGGGGTGTGGAATGAAACCACAAGTGCTTGACATCGCCGTTCGCGTCCTTCCAGCGGGTTTGCCTGTACTGGTTCGGGATCTCTCATTTGAGAGCAACCGTCCGGTGATCGACCCTGCCCGTCTGTTCTTCCGCGAAGCGAAGCCGACGTTCAAGATCCCCGAGATCGCGGCGCGAGGGCGGCACGACTCATGGGGTCCGTTTGCTCTGGAGCATCGCATCTTCTACTTGTGGCAAGGCGATGGGTCGTTGGCCGTCTATGCGTACCTGTTTGACGGGTCACACGCTGCGGGTCGGGCCTACGGCTGTCTGTATGTCGGTTGCGTGGCTCCGAAAGACTGGACGCTGGGGGGTGTGGAATGAGCGATGCGATGAAGTCCAAGGTGCCTGATCTCGATGGTGGGGTCTTCAAGCAAGCACTCGACCTGCTTGAGTGCTTTGTGTATGAGGGTGATCCCTGTTCCTTTGACCATCACGGAGGTTGCCAGTCCCACGGGTTCCTGAGTCTGAAACCGGGAGAGATGTGCCCCCATCGGGAAGCACTCGACCTGCTCCGCAAGGTCCGAGGTGAGGAATGACCAAGGTGTTCTGCCCCGCTTGCGGCGAACCCCTCGTGCGGAAGGACTTCTCCCTTGCCTGGGCTGAGGCCGAGCACTGGTGGTGTGAGAGCGATTCGGATCAACGAGAGTGTCCCGATTGCGACGGGTCGAAGCGGGTCTTTATGTTGCAAGGCGAGTTCGACTGCGAGACTTGTGACGGGGAGGGGGTAGTCAAGCAAGTGCCTTGTCGATTGTCGGGCACCTTCTTCAAGGTTCACCATCCCTACCGTGGCGTTGACTCCAAGCCGGAACTCGACTTCTGGTCGGTCACTTGGATCAAGTGAATGGCCCGGATCTACCACGATGAACACAATGACAAGGGCGAGCGGGCATTGGTCTGGATCGTCTGCGATGACTGCGGCAAGAAAGCCAAGCCCGGTGACCCGGAGATGTTGGCGAACTGGATCAAGATGGGCTTTCACAGCGGTCGCGCTGGCGATCCATCGAACCTAGACGAGTGGGTTTACTGCGGAACCTGCAAACAGGAGCACACATGAGCAACCAACCCCTCAACATGGTCCGACTTCGACTTGACGTGGAGTCGATGCGGCACTCGGTCGTTCACGCTCTGATTGACCATCAGGGTGAGATTCAGAAGCAGGTCGAAGCAGAAATCACGGAACTCGTGACCAACGGCCACCTGGAGCACAAGATCAAGGAGTCGGTACGCCATCACCTCGACATGGCTATCAGCGAAGCCGTGAAGCACGCGATGTCGTCGTGGATCCGCGAGTCGCCCACGGTCAAGCAGGCGATTCAGAACGCCGTGACGGATGCTTTGTGGCAGACGGAGAAGAAACCATGATGGACACGAAGGCAGAGATGGATCTGATCCGCCAGAAGATCATGGCCGGACTCGGAGTTAGTGGGGAGATGCTGAACGGCCCGACGACCTATGCCACGTCGAGCATCGGGTACGACCCTGCGATTCGGCAACTCGTCCGAAAGATGGCCGATCCGTTCTTCAGGGCCATGACCCGCGACGAGTACGTCAAGGCAAACCTCGTTTCGGAGATGCGGAGGCACCGTGGTCGGAAGCGGCTTCGCAAGAAGAAGGCGAAGCGTGCGCTGCGGCAGAGGTGGGGATTTCTCCAGTTTGGCCGTCTGCTCGCTTCACGGAGGGTCAACTACTCGGAGATCGGTCGCAAGCTGGTCGTGGTCGATCCGCTGCCCATGTCTTCGAGCATAATCTACGACAGTGGCATCGACATTGCTGACGTGGTGACCGGGGGCAACGATGAATGAGACAACTAGGAGGCAAACATGCCCGGATTTTTCATGATCGACAAAGGCACCAACGTGGAGACGCTGAAGCGCACTCTATGCCGCCTGCCAATGGTGGGGGAGGTCGCTATCTTCCCCTGCGACGAGACCGGGCTTCAGGTCGTTGGTGGCGCTGAAGCGGAGGCGCTACTTGTGCGGTGCGATGGAAACGCTGACTTCGCCAAGTTCGCCTGCGAATCGCAGGGTTATGCGCGGGTTCTCCCTTCACCTTGGGTGGGTGATGAGTGATCCCGCATACCTCATCCTCAACGGTCCACATCGAGGCATGAAGCAGCAGGCCATCAATGGCCCAGTGCTACGTCTGGAGAATAACGGGATCGAGGACTTGTGGGAGATGCCCCGAGTCATCACCTACACGCTTCAGACGCTTGCCGTTGCAGACGACGGCACACAGAAGTCTCACTCTTTCTGGCTGACCGAGGACACGAAGCAGAGCGCCATCACAATGGTTGACCTGCTGGTTGACCTTGCAGGGGAGGTGAACGATGGCTAATCGACTCAACAAGTGTCCAGCGTGCGGTGCCCTTCAGTACACGGACATCGTGGTGAAGGCCCACAACCCCGACACCACGGACATGAACATGCGGGCGACCCTCCGGTGCGGCGGTCCCGTTCCTGACGTGGTTTGGAAGGGCACGGTTCTGGAAGCCGCCCACGAGGTCGAAGGCTGCGGCCACGAGTGGGAGGGCCGGGTCACGTCCCCCCATCACCGCCGAGGACGCGAAAGAGGGGAATACATCTGATGCGTAAGATTTTCATGAACGTCGAGGACTACCTCGACATCGTGATGTACGGTCGCCAAGGTGCGAGAGAGGCTTCGGGCGGATCTGGGAACAGAGGAGGACGACGATGGCAAGACACCCGACCGAAATGAGCCTGTTCTTGGTGCTTGACGTGTCCGACCCCCTCGATGTCCGTCCACCGGTTGTCGAGGTCAACGTCGGCTCCAACATGGCCTACAACACCAAGCCGGGAGTGGCGATTCTCGTCACCGTGGACGCTGGAAATCCGGGCGAGTCCTGCCGTGCCCTCGCAGGGTTGATCCGAGGCGAGGACAAGTACGCTTGGGTTCGGCACTGGCCCCACATCGACACCTTCCTGCGCCAGTGGGATCCCGACGCTCCGGTGTGGCCACCGGCCTTCCCATCTTATCGCAGCATTGGAGGAAAGGCCGATGAGTGAAGGCAAGTGGGAGGACGTGTGTTGGCAAAATGACCGTGACCGCAGAGATGAGCCAGCGTCACAGACGCACCGACTACGGGTGCCGGGAGGTTGGCTGTACCGCTGTATGGTCAAGACGGTGAAGGCACACGACCGATACGGCATGGAGGTCTCAATGTGTTTCGTGCCTGACCCTAACCCGTGCCTGACCCTAACCCAGACGACGGTTGGAGGTGAGTGATGAGGGATCCCGCCCCACCGAAGCGGAACGTGTGGGTCAGCCCTGCGTTGTTCTCGGAACTGAACCACGCTTGCTTGGAGGTGTCCCGTTGGCAGGGGTGCCCTCTTTCCGATGAGGTCCAAGGTCGCCTTCGTCTGTGGCCAGATACCGGTTGGTCCTTGGCAGAGCGGATCATCCTCGCGGAGACGGTCTGGATGGATGACCCGATGCCAGAGCACGGCGGTGGAAAGGGGTCGCTCAGCGTTCGTCTGGACCACTGGCTTGCGTTGGCTGACGAGCGGTTCAGCCTGCACGAAGGGTTTGGGGCGGTCGAAGCGGTAAAGGCCCTCGGAACCATTGAGGTACATGTGGATCGTGACGATTCGTTTGAGCCGTACACGCTGCGGCTTCCTGACGAGAAACGAGTGCGGAACCCGTCTGTTCGGGTGTTGGGGGTCCAAAGATGAGCACCAAGAACCTGCTTCTTGAGGTCTACGCGGCCATTGGCCGTGCTCGTCGTCTGGGTCAAACCACGAATCTGGTTCGGGTGGCGACGGGTCACGGTGATCAGCGTTTCAAGAGCGGCGTTCTCGTGGCTGCAACCAAACAGCAAGCGGATCAAGTGGTGAAGGATGCTTGGGCTTCGGGATTGCCCGAGGTCAAGTGCGTCTCACTCCATTCGCTTTCACGGCAATCGCGTGGTTGTGATCCCGTTCCCCTCTACTTCGACAACCATGCGGTCGGTGAGTTGACGAGCCTCGCTGCCAGCGAGATCGAGAAACTGGAGTCAGAAGTCAAGCAGGTCAGGTGGGATCTCCAGAACATGATCCGCCTGGAGCAGATTGCAGCACATCAGGCCGAGGTGTTGCGAGATCAACTCCGAGAACATCAAGACGCCGTGATTCGCTTGTCCAAGGTACTCCGTCCACCCCCGGTCATCGTTGAGGGCGAAGACCTCGGAGAAGCCCCTCGCTCCCCCGGCAGTATCGCAGAACTCCTCCGAGAGTTGGAACAGGGGGGTCATCTTCCGCCCGTTCCCGGTAAAGAGGGGGAGGAGGAAACACCATGAGCATGAGCATCAACGATGACGTATTCACCTTGTTTGGTGGTGACGATGGCCTCGGTGTTGAGATTCAACCCGTCACCCCTGTGCGAATGAAGGGCAGCAAGGAACAAGGGTTTGAGGCGTTCCACCTCGCCAACCCTCACGTCTACAAGGCCATCGTCAAGATCGCCCTTGATCTCAAGACGCGGGGGTTCCAACGGGGAAGCATCTGGTTGGTCTTCAACCGGCTTCGTTGGCTTTACGCCATCCAGACAGTGGGGGATGACTACAGGCTCAACAACAACTTCACGGGCTACTATTCCCGTTTGGTGATGGCGACCATCCCCGCCCTCGATGGCTTCTTTGAGACGCGGTTACACAAAGGGCAAGACCCTTACGTCCCCGATCTTGAGACGTTGGGGTTCCCATCGAAGAGAGAGGAAACACCATGAGCATCAACCTCGTATGGCGTACCGACGTTCACCTGTCCGACCGCGCACCGTCCTCAAGAATCGACGACTGGGCTGACACCGTGTTCGACAAGCTGGGGCAGGTCCGTGATCTCGCACGCGAGGTCAACGCCGCCGCGATCATCGACGGCGGTGACTTCTTTCATATCAAGTCGCCAGGTCGGAACAGCCATGCGCTCGTCAACCGGACGGCGGAGCACCACGCGGACTACCCGTGCCCGGTCTACTGCACGCCGGGGAACCATGACTCCGTGTACGGCGATTATGCCTTCCTGCCTCAGCAGCCGTTGGGCGTCCTGTTCTCAACAGGGGTCTACAAGCGGCTCTACGATGAGCACGAGGCTGTGTTCACCCACGAGGGGGTCACCGTCCGCGTAGTGGGCATTCCGTACCACGGCACCACCTACGACATGGAACGGTTCACCAGCATCGTGAAGGGCGACGAAGACGTTCTGATCTGCGTTGCTCATGTTCTCGCCAGCCACAGAGGCGGCACCATGTTTGAAGGCGAGGACATCGTGAAGTACGCCGACCTTGTGGATACGGCACCCGATGTGTACATGTTCGGCCACTGGCACAAGAACCAAGGCGTCGAGGAGATCGGCGGCAAGCAGTTCGTGAACATCGGATCACTGACACGAGGGGCACTCTCGCAGGACAATATGGACCGGGTTCCGTCTGCGGCTGTGCTCCGATGCACCCGCGAAGGCGTCGAGGTCGAGGTTCGTCCACTCGTAGTAGGCGCACCCGGAGACGTGTTCGACATTGAGGGTCGCACACGGCAGGTCAAACGGCAGGTGGAGATGGACTCGTTCGTCGAAGCCATCCGTGAAGCACTCCAACCACCCGAGGACGGTGTGACGCTCGTTGAAGCCGTGACGAGCATGGACAACGTGCCCAATGAGATCCGCGAGCGGGCTTTGTCCTACTTGGAACGAGCGTGAAACTCAGGCTTCTGAGGAACGCAGAGCAAGGCGGAGGGCTTTTTGATGTCCCTCCCACGGGTAAGGTGACCCCGGTGAACTCAGACCGGAGGTTTGTGATGAACAAAGGGACAACGCTCTACTGGAGCACGCTCAAAATGTACGAGGAGTGTCCGCAGAAGTTCGTGTGGTCGAAGGGATGGGACCAGTACGACTGTGGCCACGGCCCCGGAGAACGCAAGCCCCGACCCGAGCAACGCTCTCGGCACCATGCTGTGTTTGGGATCGTGATTCAGCAGGCCGTTGAGGACATGTACAACAAAGAGTTGTACCGCGATCCACAGAATCTTGTAGAAAACCTACTCTCCATCGGAGAGCGGGAGTTCGATCGTCAGATCGACAAGCCCAAGAACAAGATCAACTACGCCGAAGCCAAGATGACCCGCGCTGAGATGTGGGACCTCTGTGCCAATGGGATCACGTCATTCATTGAGACGATGAAGGCGCATAGATTTCTCGGACCCTATGCCAAGGCCGAGGTGGATCTTGTCGGATGGATCGACAAGATGAATCCAATCGGAGGCCGCGCTGACACGATCATCAAGCGCGTGGACACCGGAGTCACGATCTTGGACGGCAAGAACACGAAATACAAGATGAAGTACACGGACCCGGATCAACTCCGTTGGTACGCTTTGCTCTACAAGCTGATTTACCGTGAGATGCCTGATCGACTGGCCTACGTCTGGTATCGGTTCCCGCATGGCCAGAAGACCATTGAGAAGGATGGTTCGGAAACCCTCGAAACGGGGGTCGAGTGGATCGAGTTTGACGAGGATGATCTCAAAGGATTGGCGCAGCGCGCCCTCGACGCCAAGACAGGCATGGAAGCCGAGCGGTTTGATCCGACGCCTTCTCCCAAGACCTGCGACTTCTGCGACTTTCTGGAGGTCTGCGATGCTCGTAAGGCCCAAAGACAGGCGAACGCTGCGAAGCGAGGCCGGAAAAACAAAGTGGCCGCTATCACCAATGGCGACGGGTTCGTAGACTTTTCCCTCTGAAAGAGGGGGTAAACAAATGTGCTTCATCGGGTATTCCCGTGAGACAAGGGAGACACCCGATGGGCGATCTGGATACGCGACTCAATGATGCTGTGGCCCTCCGCGACAGGCTGGCGGGGGAGGCACAGCGAATTGCTGGCCGAAAGGAAGCGGCTGAGAAAGCCCTGAAAGAAGTGGGTGACGAGATTCGGTCGAAGAACCTTGATCCCGACACCCTTGACGTGACCTTAGCTTCTTTGACCGAAGCCTATGAGTCTTCGGTCACGGCCTTCGCTGATGAAGTCGCCAAAGCCAAAGAAGCCCTCACCCCCTACATGGAGAACCCCGCATGAACATCGAAGTTGCCAAAAATGATCTTGAAGCTGCGCTCAAGGTCGTGTCCACCACGGTCGGCTCTGGAGCCGATCTTTCCTCCCACTACCTGTTTCGCATCCATGAAGGCCAGCCCGAAGTGCTGTCCTACAACATGCGCGTGTTTTCCCGTTCGGGCTTCACGGCCAACACCGAGGGGGATGACGGGGCGGCATTCACCGTGGAGGCTTGGCGGCTCGACAAGTGGATCTCGTCTGTAGGCGACGGTGTGCTTACCCTCTCCTGTGAGGAGGGTGGTGAGGTCATCGCAAAGGGGCCACGAAGCAAGATCAAGCTACGTTCTCTTGATGCTTCCCGGTTCCCTTACTGGGACGGCCTTCTCGCAAATGCGGCGTCAATGGGGGCGATTGCCCCCGCTGTCCTGCACCGTGCCCTCAGCCTGAGCAAGAACTTCGTGTCCTTCGACGACACGAACCGCCCTAACATCTGCCAGATCGAAGCCAATGAAGGCACCTTGATGGCAACGAATCGGCAGGTGGTTTCCAGCATTCTGGTTCGTGATCTCAACAACCTGTCGCTTCGCTTGAAGGCGAAGGACATCCCGACCGTTCTCAAGTTCTTGTCCGACAAGACCACCCAAGACTCCGACGTGGAGTTGCTTGAGGCCCGCCGTGAAGAAGGTGGTGGGGAGGCAGCTTTGTTGGTCACGCGCCCTGACGGCTCGTACATCGGCGTTAGCCGTTCCACGTTGGCGATGCCTCGACTCCCCATTGAAGTCGAAGAGACGGACATGAGGCTCAATCTCGATGTCAGGGAGTTTTTCGGTGCCATCGCTGTGTTGCTCGCGTCCGCTCCGAAAGGCCATGAGACGGTGAAGTTCGCTTCCACTGACTCCGCCTTGGTGATCTCGATGCCTTCGGATGCTGGCGGGGAGGACGAGTACCCTCTGATCACATCGACCGCGACCGGCTTGGGGGATCTGACTTTTTCCCTCGATTACTCCTACCTGGGAGCCATCGTCGATCAGTTTGACCTCGACTCGATCTCATTAGGGGTCCATCAAAGAGGCCGGGGCGGGTATGTATCATTCATCTATGAAGATGAAGGTGCCACCGAAGATTCGGGGAACCAGTACCATACGGTGATTGTGTGGAGAGCCTGATACCCAACTACGACGACCTGTGCCTTGACTTGGCGCGGACAGAGGCCCTGCGCGATTCCGCGCAGGCGGCCTTGTCTAGCTCCAAGCGACAAGTGCTCACGTTGGAGGCAGAGGAGGAGGTTCTTGATCGTGTGGCTGACCTGTTCCGAACCCTCATTGACCGTGAGGTGGTGGACAATGCCAAAACGGTCGAGTCCCTGTTGACGGAGGGCTTGCAAGCCATCTTCGATGACCTCGACCTGTCCGTTCGTTCCGAGATCGACATCCAGCGCGGCAAGGTCGCTGTGGATTTGATCACGGTCCAGAAGCAAGCAGACGGCACGATCACCGAGGGGGCCAGCACTGACGTGTACGGCGGCTCTGTGGCCACCGTTCAGTCGGTCCTGTTGAGGATCGTGGTCCTCAACCGCCGTGGCTTGCGCCCCTTGCTCCTGTTGGATGAGTCCCTTGCGGCAGTGTCCGAGCACTACGTCCCACGGGTCGGTCAGTTCCTCTCTGTGCTCTCTAAGCGCATGGGGTTGGACGTACTCGCTGTGAGCCACAACCCCTCGCTGGTTGAGGCCGCGAACAACGCCTACCGGATCAACAAGAAGGACGGCAAGGCGTCCTTCAGAAAGATCGGGAAAGCGTGATGCGTGACGTGGGCACCATTCGCCAGAAGCTCAAGCAAGCGCAGTACCGGCACTTGAAGCGAGCGTTGTGCGAGAGGTTCAAGTCAGACGAGGAGTGGCCAAAAGACGAAGTAGCAGCCACAAAGGCCGAATACCGAGTGTTCTTCTCCACTTCTAGCATCCCCTTGATTGCCAAAGACTACCCTGACGTTGCCGCTTTGATGTGGGTGCTTGAAGACCAACCAGACGAGCCGTTGGCTATCAACGGCACTCTCGTAGGCCGTATAGGGGGTGTCATGCTGTGGGCTGACACGGGTGACGACGCTGACCACGCTCGTGGCCTGATTGATCGCATCGTGGAGGCAGCAACGAATGCCTCCACCAATTTGTCCGGGCCAGTGCGTGTTGAGAAATCCTGGTGGCAACGGTGGTTGTTCGGATGAACTCAAACCTGCTTGATCTCGTGGAATGCCCGTCTAAGCATCGCCCGCTGATGATGGACGGCGTGCCCGTGTCCGCCGAACCCGAGGCAGGCCCTTTCCTGGTCACGTCCAGTAAATCGCTGTTGTGGGTGGACCGGGCTTTTCAGGGCGGCTTTCTTCGATTGGCGGTACGGCAAACCAGCCTGGACGCCTTGTTTGCCTCGTTGGTTGAGGCCATCATTGAGAAGGGGGTCGAGTGCGAGTGGGGCAATGTCCTGCCCACAACGAAAGAAGGTGTCTTAGAGGGGCTGGCCTACCTCAACTACTATGGGCTGTCTGATCCCACACTCCTTTATGGCGATGATTTCGACATAGGCATCGCCCCTGACCTGAGCAGAGTCCCAGCCCCTTGGCTGCCTCCCACCAGGGCTGTTCTGATCCCCACCCGGAGCTACGTCGGCACCGCGTATCTTTTCGGGGACGGGCATGTGGGAGCTTTGGTTCACAACCCCTCGCGTGGCGTTGTGGTGTTCCAGTAGGGGGTCAAAGCCTTTGGTTGTGCCGGTAAACGGTTGTATGAACGAATGGCTCACCCGTGCTCTACTGGCCTCTGCGGAGGGTCTGCCCGAGGAGGCAGAGGGCTACATGCTGGGTCGAGGCTTGCCTTGTGCTCTTGCGTCCGAGATGGGTGTGGGTGTGTGGCATCCTCCACAGGAGCAATGCCCGGATTCCACCTTCTCGACTCGCTATGGCCCCACAGGGCACCGTGTAGAGGGTTGGATCTCAGTTCCGATGTGGTCACCACGGGGGCGTCTTCTCGGCGTCGAGTTTCGACGATGGGATGGTGAGAAGGGATCCCAGAAGTTTTACCTTCCCGATTCACGGTGGTTGCCTGTGTTCACTGGCATGGTCCCATCCACTCTCAACCGCATTTGGAATGGTGGCGACGTATGGCTAGTGGAAGGGCTGTTTGACCTTGCGGTTGCACACGTCATCCCCGCCAAAGATGTCTCCTGGGGCAACGGTGGTGCCAAGATCACCTACAACCAACTGACCTTCCTCAAGCGTTTCCTGTCGCCTAGTGCGTGGGTTCACGTCTGTTTCGACATGGATGAGACAGGGCAGAACATGGCAAAGGGCTTCGCGCACCCAGAGACGGGCAAGCGGGTGTGGGGGGTCACTGAGAGGCTACAGCGCGTAGGGATCAAGGCCCGAACAGTTCAGTACCGGGGAGGCAAAGACCCCGGAGAAATCTGGGAGGAGAGAGGCAATGAAGGGCTGCGTCATGCTCTCGCTCTCTAACAGGGGGTCAATCAGCCCCTCGCGGCGGGTAACAGTGAGTGCCTCTAATCTTAAAGGGAGCCTGACATGGCCTCAGACATTTGGAAAGCTACGGATGATATTCACACGCAAGTTCGTGACCTTGTAGGGCAGAACCACCCAGACCTCGCGCTTGTGGTTGACGAGATTGTCGTCGTGTTCCGCGAGAAAGCAAGCAAGTCCGGTGGTCAAGTGATCCTCGGAAACTCCAAGAAGGTGGCCGCTCTTGCGAACGCCCTTGGCAACACCGACTACAAGTTCGTGTTGGAGATCGCAGCGGACCTGTGGGAACAGGAGTTGTCCAGCAAGCAGCGGGAAGCCTTGCTCGACCATCTGCTGACAGCTTGCCGTTGCGAGGAAGACCCCAAGAGCGGGAACATCAAGTGCTCTGTCGCCAAGCCCGACATTATGGCGTTCCGAGAGAACGTAGACCGCTACGGTATGTGGTTCCCGAAAGAGGAGACCGAGGACGAAGGGCCTTCCCCTGTCGAGGAAATGTTCGCCTCTGACGAAGACTAGGTGACACCGTGGCTTTAGACACCCGCTATCGGCCCCAAGTATATGCTGATGTGCTTGGTCAACAGGCCACAGTGTCCGTCCTCAAGCAGTTCGTGGTCTGGAACCGTGGCTACCATCAATCCTACGTCTTCTGCGGACAACACGGCTCTGGCAAGACCACCCTTGGGAGGATTCTTGCCAGAGCCTTGTTGTGCTCGTCTGCGGTGGACGGGGCACCTTGCGATGAATGTGAGTCGTGTCTGGTGCTCCTGCGCGGCGGAACGCACGAATGCTTTGTGGAGTTGGACGCCGCGACTAAGAGCGGCAAGTCCGATATTGCCCAGATTGTCGAAGACCTGTCCTACTCCACGGTGAGTGGGAAACGTCGCATCTATCTCTTTGATGAATCCCATCGCTTATCAAAGCAGGCTTTGGATGCTCTTTTGAAGCCAATGGAGGACAGCGTTCCAGGGTCGGAGGACAAACGGCTCGTCTGCATCTTTTGCACGACCGAGCCTGAGAAGATGGTCAATACCATCTTCTCCCGCTGTGCCCCCGCATTCGTGATTCGGCCCGCCGCCTCGGAGGCCATCGTAGAACGCCTCGCATACATCTGTGATCAAGAGAGCATCAAGTACGAGGCGGATGCTTTGACGTTGATCGCAGAGCAGTCGGGTTCTCATATCCGCGATGCGATCAAGATGATCGAGGGTGTTTCGATGCTGGGTGGAGTCACCCGTGCCAACGCCTTCCAGTACCTACACCTCGACATCAATGACATGGTGCTGGATCTACTAGAGGCGCTGGGGGAGGACCTGCCCAGAGCCATTCAATGTGCGGGCCGAATGATGCAGAAGATGAGTCCTTCAGGGGCTTACGAGCGCATCGCAGACGCAACCATGCTGATTTACCGTGTTCATCTAGGCGTGTCCGAGATCCCAATGAAGTGGGATACGGAGCGCATTACGCGGCTTGCCGGACGGGGTTCCGCATGGCTGAATGTCGCTCAACGGTTCGCAGCGCCGCCGCACCGCCCGACGCAGCACACGATGACCCTCGACACCGCTTCTGCACACCACTTGTATGGGACGGATGCGTCCGCGATCGTTGTTCCTCATTTGGTTGTGGCACCCCCTGAAAGCGTGACCGCCTCCCCAACCTCGACTAATCCCGTGACCACAGCGCCTACGAAGTCAGGTTCTTGTGTTTCAAGTTTACCGGAGGTGGGTAGAGTCACGCATGTTCAAGATGTCCCCAAAACTGAAAGTGTTCTCACCAACGGTGTGTACATTGACCCCCGAGCCGTTGGGGGCGGTCCCAAAGACCGAGACACTGAGCATTCGAGTGCGCCGGACCCCACGAAAAACCGGATCACCCCTGCTATGTTCCGCCAACTTGTTCTCCACCACTTGCAGGAGATGAAGATTGGACGCACGGGACGAGATTACATGGCTCGTACTTGAACTGACTTCGCAGGGTGAGATACTTGCGGAGGAGGGTGCGCTTGAAGCTAATCTTCGACGACAGACGCGGCTGGTTGCTGACCACCCTGTTTTTATCCCGTGCATCGTCTACTCACACCAAGGTCGTCAGTCCGTTCTGTCTGTGATGGAGGGCTATGCCTTTGTGGGTTCCGACGTGGAATCCAGCTTTTATTCTCTGATTCGGTCCAACCCGAATATCCGTCGCACCCTCTCCCGTGGCTCTGGCATCAGGACGGTGGCGGAAACGGTCCCTGACGCCAGTGTCCGTGAACTGCGGCGTCGGTTGAACGCTATGGTGGGCGACGAAATCTCGGAGGGCATGAATGTTCGCGTCATCGACGGCTCCCTCATTGGTATAGTAGGTCAGGTGGTGGCGGTTGACGGAAATCAAGCCTCGGTCTTGGTTGAAATGAGATCCCTCCATGCCATCAGGGATTTCCCACGCTTCTACCTATGTCCGGTGACCGATGAGTAACTACTGGTGCAGCCATATCGTTTTAGACCCCTCCGACATCGAACGCATGTTCTCGACAGAGGACGGCCTTGGGACGTACCCGAGCGCCCATGAGGAGCTATCGGAGGACTCCAAGGTGGAGATGTCCCAGGTCAAGCAGGTGCTTGACCAGATCCCGGCCCGCGAAGCCGACTTCGTAGAGCTTTACTTCTTCAGCAAGGTGCGGCAGACCACCATTGCAGAGTTGTTCAACATCAGCCAACCCACGGTTTGCTACCGGCTCCAACGGGCGGCGGAACGGCTCCGGTATCTGATCGACATGCCCGTCCACGATATCTGGCTCATGGAACAGGATCTACGGGGGGTGTTGACCGACGACACCGATATTAAGATCATGCTGGGGATGATCCGAACCACATGCCAGTCTGAAGTCGCCCAGGAGTTGGGGGCCACACAAGGCTTCGTTCGACACCGATACTTCCGAACCATCGACCGGCTCAAGCAGATGCGCGGCATGGAACAGTATGTGGAAGTCTTTGAGCATGTGGCCGCCAACCTCAACATTCTCAAAGAGACGCATCGGTCAAAGTGGTCGGACCCCGTGGTTTACGTCGTAGTTTGATCGGGTTCGGTGGTTCGTCTATCGGCTTCCTTTAGTAGAGGAGCCTGTACAAATGAGCCAAAAGCACCCCTCAACTCACCGAGTTGCGATGGCCAAACGCCTCGCGGACAAGTGGATCAGCAAGCACTCGTCCCCGGAGTACCGGCTGACTATTTATAGGGGTAGCAGCACCGCTAACCTCCCCTCGTTGTTGAGATCGTTCCGAGACGGGAAGCTGCGTGTCGCATCCGTTGAGCCAATCCGTGATCTAGGCATCCAGCCAGGGTTTGATCATGTTCTCCTCCGCAGTCAGGACTTCGATGCGCTGACCGAGCTTGAAAAGGCCGTGCAGAAATTCGGCTGTGAGACGAGCGGGGTCTACTAATGGCGGCTTCACTCGCCCAGTCGGAGTTCGTGTACCGCTCCGGGGTCAGCCCCGATCTCTACACGTTCACCATCGTCTCGGACTCGTTGGGCACCATCTCGGTACGGGACATTCAAGATCCCTATGGGTTCGTGCTCTCACCGTACACCCAAATCCCCCAGACGGTAGCCGACGATATCAGCACCTCAATGGGGCAAGTGGAGACAATCTTGGCACTTACTTCAGCCGTCAACGGCACCCTAGCTTTCGCCGCTGAGACAGAGAAGCCTGTGGCTTTCGCGCAAGCCTTCTCTAACACCAGCTACCGCGTACAAGTCACCTCTGATCTGTTCGCCCCCTTTCGCATCACCAACAAGACCGTGCTGGGTTTTTCTATCCAAGCAGGGGCCACTGTCACAGGCAGCGTCGGCTACGACGTGTTCGTCTAGCCACGGTAACTAGCCTATGCCCTCCCGAGGGCGACTGGAGAAATCATGTCCCTACTGCCCATTGAGCGTGCCCGCCAAGCCAAGTTCCCCGAAGGCAAGAAGATGACCGTCGAGGAAGTAGCCAAGGTCGTCGGTCCCGAGTTCGCGGAGATGAACGAGAATCCTCCCGAACAGGTCAAGAAGCTCCGTGAGGACATGGAGGAGTCGATGGGTGCAGACGACCACGAATGGGATCAAGGGCACGAGAGTCGAAAGCACAAGGCATCTGATCTCCTGCCCATTGAAAAGGCCGCAGCCTCTTGGTTCGACATGTTCTTCAAGGAGAAGAATATCCCGTCGAAGGTGTTTGATGTCACCGACCGGCAGGGGATCACACACATGATCCCCAACGAGGCCGTCATCGAAGCCATCAAACAGACCCGTGGCAGCGAAAAGGCGAAGATCGAAGAAACCCTCCGCAAAATCGACTTTGGCAACGGAGACGTGAACCACTACCTCGCCCATCTGGCGAAGGGGTTGGCCGAACAGTACAGCGGTGCTCTCCGGTTCGCTTCCCAAGAGGAAGCCGAGAAGCTGGAAGCCGAAGCCGAAGCCAACGAGCAACAGGCTGACGCAGATCGTGCCAAGGCCGACGCCGCTCAGATGCGTCAGGCAGCACGTTCTACCACCTACGAGATCACGACTCGGTACAACCACGACAACGAGCGCGACGTTGAGGCGGTCTTTGACCACTTGCTTGATGACGTGGACAGGTCCTACACCGAGGGGACGGCAGACTACGGGAATACCGAAGTCTCTATCATCCGTGACGACCAGGGAAGGGATCGCGGAATCGAGATGACGGTTTCTGTCTCAAACTGGCAGGACGCCGATGACGCGAAGGCTCTTGCAACGGCGATTCAGAAGTCACTTATCAGGAGCGGTTACAGGAGCAGCGGACTTCGACGCCTTGCTTCCAAGGTCGCAGCCGGTGGCCTCTACGGCTACACGAAGGGCACCCAGCGGGACGTGGAAGCATCCGTTCGCAAGGCCCAGCGCCGCGCAGCCTCCGTCGCCAAGACCCTCTACGCAAAGGACGAGCGCAGCGTTGACTTCTTGAAGGCTCATGCAAAGCGAGCCAACAGTAAGACCGCCCGTCTGATCCTGTCGGCCATGAAGAACCTCGGACCCCGCGTGGCCTCCGACAAGACCGCCGCTCTCGGCATCGAGGCGGTGAAACCCAACTTGTTCTACGTCTCTACTGACGACGGCGACACCTATGGCCCGTACAAGGAAGGCGCTGCCGACGACGCTGTGGACGCTCTCAACGAGAACGACGTGGACGCTGTGGTTGAAAAAGGCAGCGTGGTACTCAAATCCATCCTGAAGCCCGGTCAGTTCCAGTTGGGCACCCCCGCTGAGTTGAAGCGACAACGCCTAGCATCAAGACTCCTCCCCATTGAACGAGTCGCTGCAAAGGATTCAGCTAAGAAAGAGTGGTCCCGCAAGGACCGGAAGCGCAAAGATGTGAAGACGAAGGTACGGCAGGATCAGAAGAAGGATCTGGCCCAGCGTCAGCGGGAGAAAGTCGCAGGCGGCCTCTACGGACACCCCACGAAGACAGCCCGCCTCGCTCTGGTCGCTTGTTCTGATCTCCGAGCCTACGTCGGTGAGGTTGCTTACAGCCTCCACAGCCGACGGACTGCGAAGTACGCCAATATGACCGGGTTCCTGAAGGAGCATGGCAAGACTGCGAAGTGTGCCTACTCCCGCATGATCCTGTCCTGCTACCCCGACGCCCCGGTGTCGAAGACCGCTGGAATGCCTTCCGATATGGTGGGGGAACACCTCACCAACTACGACGCAGCCCGTTCGCAGGCTGGCCTGTCGATGTCTGACGAGGACGAGGAAGCCAAAGAGAAAGAGCAGAGGGCATCGGACATGAGATCAGCGGCGTTCGTCCCTGACTCGGTGGGCGGCTGGCTGGAGTGGGCGGACGGCACCCGCACGGCTGCTATGAAGCAGATGACCACCGAGGACATTGAGCGGCAGATCAAGTCGCTTGAGGACATAAAGCGGAAGATGGAGGCTTACGAGCCGTACCCTTCGGGTCCGCTTGCGGCTTCCATCAAGGGCGTGTTCAAGCAGATCGATGCTTTGAAGAATGAGTTGGACCGGGCAAAGCAACAGGTGGGCAAGAAGGCCACCACTGACCGCCGTGGTTGACCAGAAGGCGAGGAGCGGTCGCTCCCCCACACCCACCCCCACCCCGAAGACATCGACGAGTGGAACCCCGTAGAGGACGCTGAGTGATGAGCCGGAACACCACAGACAAGAAAGCATATATGAACGCTACTCCCATGCAGCGGGAAGTGGTGCGCCAGCGTCTATGTGACGTGCTGGCTTGTCTCCGAGGTCAGGCTCTCTCGTACCAGACGAGCCATTGGCAGGTGGTCGGACAGTCCTTTTACGGCAATCACCTTCTGTTTGCGCGGCTCTATGAGTCGGTGCAGAAGCAGGTAGACGAGTTGGCCGAGAAGTTGATCGGCTACCTCGGCGGTGGCGCTGTAGGGCTGAACCGTCAGATGCAGCACATTTGGGGTCATACTCATGTGTGGGCACGGATCGACTGCCACCACAAGCGAGGCTTGCAGTCGGAGGCCGATCTCCAAGCGGCCCTCAAGCGTGCCTACGACGGGATTAAGAAGATCAACGCCATGACCCTCGGTCTGGATGACTGGATCATGGCGACCGCGAACGCCCACGAGGAGAACGAGTACCTGTTGCAACAGGCTCTCGCGCCGATTCCCGGTGAACGGCAAGCGTCTGGCGCACCTAGCGCCGAAGGGGACTTCTACGACAACCCTGAGAAGAAAGAAGTCTTGGAGTTTGCCCAGACCGGTGCGATCAGCAACAGCCCGGAGATCGCCGCCGCCGCCGCTGGGGAGGACCACCTTGATGTTCCCGAGGCACAAGCTGTCGCGGAGGCCAGAGAAGCCCCCCCGACCCCTGTAGAGATTGCAGAGGAACCCGGAGCCGCTGCGGTGTCCACCCTCAATCGTCTGGTCATCGAATCAGAAGACCCCGACGCTGCCTTAGCGGCACAGATAAACAAAAAACGTATGGCGGCGTGGCTTATGGAGTTGGATCGTGGCTGAACCCAAGAAAAACAGAGCACGACGCCCGATCTCGGATCGGGCGTTGGTTCAATACATGCGTACTTTTGGGCGCACGCCCAAGATCCTTGATCTCCCACAGATATACATCGAGGTCGTTGACACGCTGGAAGGCGGTCCCGTACCCGAAGGACTCTTGCAGCGGTTCCGTCAGGCCGTTCGCCAGATGGAAATGGAGACGGACGCGGAGCCATCCGTGGTTGTCTTGGATGAGAAGCCCACGATCATCGAACCCTTGCTCCGGTCCTTTGAATCCCTCGGCAAGATGAGCAACTCTGGTTGGAAGCGTTTCACCGAAGCCTATTCGGAGATGCTCCGCACCCTTGTGGCCGATCGTGATCTATTCTGGGCACCTCGTGCCATTACCTCCGAAGGGATCCGCTGGATTCAGCTTCGGAACGCCAGCCCCAAGCAAACAGTGAAGGAGCAGATCCGGCGCGATGATCCCACGCTGTTCTTTCGGCTCACGGAATCCAAAGAACAACGTGGGGCGATGGACAAGAGCCTAAGCAAGAAGATCCTTGCTACAGGCCAGGTTCCAGCGCGCCAGCGAATCCGTGGTCGGTTTATGTTGGTTGGGGTGGATGCAGCGTTGATCCCCAATGAGATCACATTGCGTGACGGGACTCGTCTGACTCAACAGCAGATTCTTGAGAACCTGAAAGACCTTGCCGTCGTCGCCGCTTTGCCCGAGGAAGCAGTCTCGGTCTACTCGGATGACGGTAAGACCAAGAGCCGGGAGGAGTTCACCGCAGAGGTGGATAAGGAGAACGCAGCCCACAAGGGTCTTACGAAGGTCAACTCACTCGTCCGTAAGAAGGGCCGTGGGTCGGACAAGTACGCCTACATTGATCCCGCTGATCTCCGCAAGATTTCTACAGAGGACTTCAACTCCCATTTCGGCTCAAACCCGAAAGCAGAAGACTACACCTCACTTACGGATGATCCCTACAAGAGCACGGCTCTCACGAAGATTTATCCCGTGGGCGACTATCTCGGAAAGGAAGTCATCCTCGCAGGTCGGTTCAAGGGCTTCTATGTCGCGGATCTGGTCAATCATGCAGGCCGTTTGATCGAGGGTTCGGTCACCTACTACAACCCCGACACAGGAGAGTTGGACCGGCGCGAGACGACGAACCCTGACGGCTCGTTGAGTGTTCGTCGTGTCACGGAGCCTTACGTCACCGTGGACAGTGGGAGGCTGTTGCTCACGCTGAGTCGTGAGAAGGGCGATAAAAGAGCCACCCTGCTCCGCAACGCAGTCCTCAATCTAAGCAAGCTGGTCCCTTCCATTGAGTATGAGCAGAAGCGCGTAGACAAGAGCACAAGAGCTTACGACGCCTATTCCGCGAATGAGGAAGGGGATGGCCGCACGCCTCTCCCCTACAAGAGATGGCGCGGGTCCGAAGCGGCAACAGGCCGCTCCGTCTACAGCTTCGACCCCAAGGATTTCGGCTCGATTCGAGATGCCATCGGTTCGATGGCCTTGTCGAACGCGGCCTCCCGGATGCTGCAAGCCTACTTCGCCAAGATTCAGAAGGCCGAGAGAGCCACCGAAGACCGCAGCATCAAGAAGTACAACGCTGAAAAGTTGAAGCTGAAGCGCCCTCTCCGTCGCCAACAGGCACAGGCGGTGGCTTGGCTCGATGCTAACGACAACGCTGGTATCTGTGCTCTCGATACAGGTGTGGGCAAGACCTCTGTGGCTGTGGCCACAATGCAGAACCTCCGTGCCAAGTACAAGGGTGACGATGGCACGATGACTGAAGGCAATGGACGGTTTCTGTTCGTCTGCAAGAAGGCCCTGTCAGGCAATCTCCCAAAGGAGATCAAGGAAGCCGTCGAGGATGGGTCGGGCGTTGAACTGAACGCCATGACGGATATCATCACCTACCTGGAGTTCAAGAACAACACCATCGGCACCGTCAAGAACCCCTATGATCCGCCCCGCCCCTTCTACGATGACTACGTTGCCATCTTCTTTGACGAGGCTCACGAGCGGTTTAAGAACAAGGCCAGCCGCTACTACAAGGCCGTGACATCCTGCAAGGCGAAGCGAAAGGTGCTCCTTACTGCTTCGCCTATGGTCCGCTCCCCCAAGGAAGTGTTCACCCTGTCCTCCGTGGCCAATGGGATCGACCTCAATACGAAGGAAGGTCGAAAGGAGGAGCGTGCGTTCGTCAAACGCTACGCTGAGAAGGTCGGAGGCCGTGTCGTTGGAATCAAGCGCGCTGACACCAGCCGTGGCACCTACAGACTGTACGTCCGCAAGGAAGCACTGGAAGGTCGCGAGCCGGTGTCCTACGAGGAATGGCCCGGTGAAATGGATGTCGCTGCTACCCGTGACTTCAACACTTGGGTCAAGACCAACCTGTTCCACGCGGACAAGCGGGACGTTGTAGACAACAGCAAGAAAGCCTACAAGGTCTACGCCAAGAAGGAAAAGAAGCAGGACCGCGAGCCGGTTCCCTATAAGGATTGGCCGGGGTCCAAGCTGGAGGAGTTGAACAAAGTACCTCCCGTGGCTGTAACCATGCCCCCTGAGATCGAGGCGGTCTACCGCAAGACGATGACTCAAGTGATCAAGGCGTTGCGTGAGGTCGTGAAGAAGACCAGCACGAAATACAAGGGCCAGAAGGACTTCAAAGATAAGGACTTCCGCGCTCTCGCTGTGGAAGCCGCCAAGGTCACGCTGCGGAAGCCCCTGGCGTTGCTCACCAAGCTGAGTGACGTGCCTAACCGCGTGCTCCCCGGCGTGCCTAATCCGAAGCTGGAACAGGCCAAGAGCATCTTGGAGCAAGTCAGCGGTCGGACTCTCCTGTTCACGGACTCTCCCGACATGGCGGAGGATGCCTTTGCACAGATGCTCGCAGCGTTCCCTGGTAAGGGGAGCGCAGTCGCCTTTTCGGATCGCATTGAAGTCAAGTCCGGGGCAGGCGACTCGGTGCGCTACGGCGAGCGGCGCTACCCTGACCTCAAACGACCCCAGCCCAAGGGCAAGGGGTACATCATGGAGGTCAAGGGCGGCAAGCTGTCCATCCGTAAGAATGACACCGGACGCAACGGCAAGATCGGCTATGCGCGTGCGCCCAAGAACTCATGGAAGGTGATCGTCCTTCAGTACATTCAAGCCAACCCGTCCATCACGACACTGGTGTTGACGGGCACCTATGCTGTGGGTCAGAACCTTCAGAAGTTCAACAACGTCATTCACCTCGACCGAGACAACTGGTCAAACGAGACGATGAAGCAGCGTTCGGCCCGTGCTTGGCGTGCAGGTCAGAGTGAGGTCGTCAACGAGTACACCCTTGATATGGTTTACGGCGATGTCGCCACCGACGATGACGCTGACAAGACGTTGGACGAGATCCGAGAGATCATTCAAGGCATGGACGCGGACCTGTTCGATGAGGTTGTCCTCGACTCGCAGGTGGAACGCCTGGGTGAAGAATGGTCCGAAATCAAGAAGCAGCGTTCCCTGCTCCATAAGACTGACCGTCTGATGATGGAACGCGCATTGTCTCCACACGCACCTCAACTGGGTACACAGGACTCGGAGGAATAAATCATGGAAATCACCGATCCCGTCACCGTTGAAGAATGGGGGCAGTACATCACAACGCTCAATGGAGCCAAACTGTTCTCGGTCGCTCTCGCGGCCAACAGCTTGGCGTTTGTTCGTGACTTGCAGGAAGAAGGGTTCCCCAACGAGGACATCACCGACGTTCTGATCATGTTCGCCATGCGCTTCCAACAGGTTGATCTCGATCCCCCAACGGGCTTCCCCGGCGAGTACCTGTCGTATCCAGACCTACTTGATTCAGCGTCCCGTTAGCCAGCCTATCCGCATTACAAGAGTAAGGAGATCCCCCATGAAGACCATCACTGCATCCGAGCGCACGACGCTGATTCGTCTTGCCTCGTCACTGCCTGTAGGGGATGACACCCGCAAGGCCATCCTTCACACCATGACCCACATGGTTCCCGTCACCGACAAGGAAGCGGGCCGTACCTGGGATGGCACTCCCGGCAAGGCGTATGACTCGCCCCCGTCGCCCGGAAAGTCTGACTGCTATGTGAAGGGAGACATTGACACCGGGAAGGGAAAACCCGGCAAGGGTGAGACTTGTTACCGCCTCCATAACGAGTATGGTTCCGGCGTCTCCAAGGACAAGAAGAAGTACAACAAAGATTACCGCGACAAGTGGATGGATGGGCACAATGAGGCCCGGACCACATGCCCAGACGGATTCGGCGGCAAGAAGAAGTGTGCCCCTTCTGAGTAGAGGCTTCAAGCGGTAGTCCGCCTATGGAGCCTCCCACGGTAGAGTGATCCCATCACTTACTGTCGGAGGCTTTCACCTTGTTCGCCAATCTCACCGAAGCTCTCAAGCGGCGCATGATCCAAGAGATCCGGTATTTCTGGTCCAAGGATCCCCAGTATAAGGACACCCTGACGCCGAATATCCAAGGGCGGTACTCGTTTGAGGAGCGTCCCCAGCAGGCGATTATCCTTAAAGGGCAGTCAGCATCGCCTCTCCAGTTGAGCGCCGACCACTTCCAAGGCACCATCATCTCCTATTGCTACTTGACGAAGGTGTATGGGCAGCGTGGGACGAGCATCGAATGGGTCCGTGAGAACGGCACGGCTGTCCGAGCCAACGCAGGTGCCTTCCCCTCGGCACCCGGCGTCTACTACATCGAAGTCAAGGTCGAGACTGTCGATGTCCGAGGCGTCCCAGAGGAACGGCTTGTGTTCTATGTGGACCCTCTACTTGAGATCATAGATGAACGGGCGGTCATGCTTGACCCCCGGCTCTATGAGGTGGCCGCAGGTGATTTTCATCCCGGCAGCCTCCGAGTCTACGAGATGCCTGGGAACATTCCTTACTACGAGGGCGTGAACTACACTGCTGATCCCACGACGGGTCAAATCACACTCGCCAGCCCCTTGATGTCGAACACCTATCTATCGGTGGATTACCGCTTCACGTCGGATAGCCTTGGACCTTTCCCTTTGCCAGAGAACGGAGCCAACGTCGATGCCATCCCCGGCGTGGTGTTGGCCTTCGGGCGAAGGGCCTACGGCGGAGACATTATGGCGGTTGTCGTAGGCGACCGTCGTGAGGACGTGGCTAAGGAGTTCGGTGGGCGGTGGGAGATGAGCTTGGATATGGACATCATGGCTCGCGATGTGTACGCACAAGGAGAAATCACCGATCGGACCTTGATGTTCCTCTACACCGATGCTCGTGAACGCCTCTCTACCGAGGGCATTGAGATCACGATGGCAAGTATGGGCGGTGAGGCAGAGGAAGTCTATGACGAGAATGGAGACGACTACTTCTACACGGCGTCGATCTCGTTGTCGGTGATGACCGATTGGGCCATCCGAGTGCCTATTGGACGCACACTGACCCGTGTGGAAACGAACACCGTGTCCGAGACGGAGATGGTATCGGGCTTGACGGATGACCAACTGATCGAGATGGGATCACCGACTGGCTTGCAGTACACAGCGGACTTGGGGTTGCGGGACATCCGGGATCCGTGGTTCCGTGACCGGACTCGGAACTTCGATTTGATCCGGTAGCTCTCCTATTGACTCAACAAGGCCAAGAACCCGGAGCTTCCTCATGTCTAAAACCCCCACTGCATCGGAACGCTCTGCCTTGATCCGCCTTGCATCAAGCCTCCCGAATGGGGATGGGCATCGTCGAGCTATCCTGGCAGCCGTGTCAAAGCAGGCTGGGCCAAAAGTCACCCGTAGCAAAGGTGGTTTCGAGGTCAAGGGTGGTGACTGGCCTCAGTTCATTCTCGATCTGGTCATCAAGGGTCCATACTTCCCTGCCTCCCGACCCCCAGACACGGTGGAAGGCATTGCCCACTACCATGTGAGACTTCGATCCCCCGATGCCTGGTGTTTATCATACGGTGACATTCAGATGCTATGGAGGACTCCAGTGTCCCTGGAAGAGGGTGCCAAGACGGCGTACTTCGACCCAATGGGGCGCTCCTTGGAGGATTTCACCGCACTCTTTGGGCGGACCTCCGTGGTGTCCGTCAAGGGCGGCAAGTATCACGTCCAGTTCGCAAACCCAATCAACCGTCAGCCCGTCGAGGGGTTGATCCGCATTGACGACGAGCGGTGGGGCCTGGACAAGAAGGCCCCCCTGACAGAACTGAAGCGGGATGGTGTTCTGGAGGATGCTCCCGTTCAGATCGGAGGGTCCAAGGTAGGCACCGTCCTGGTCCCGAAGGGCCTTGCCCCGGAACTCGGTGATCTCCGAGGGTTGTTCAAATAAGCTGGAGTTTCTATGTCTTTAGCGGTCCCACCCTTTTCGATTGGCGGTGGGTAGGGTTCGGATGGAGGATCCCTTGCCCATCTACGTTTTTACCTGTCAGACCTGTGGCCTTCGTTTCGAGGTCTTGTACCGTCGAGTGTCCGATGATCAGGGCCACCCCTGCGAGTCATGTGAGGGCACAGGCACTCGTCAGGTCACGGCGGCTTCGTTCTCGTTCAAGCACCCAGCCAGTCAACTGAACGGGCCGCTTCCGTCCAACACGGGAACGTCGGATGACTTCAACTACGACAAAGCCATCGGGCGTGACGCGGCACAGAAGTGGGGCAAGATCCATGAGAACCAGGCCAAGAAGCAGGGCATTATCCGAGATGAAGCCAAGCTAGGGCGTGGGATCACGATGGACCACCTCGTGAAGAAACCCGAAGGCGGCTACCGGGTCATTGCCGATTCCGAGCGTAAGGTCGTGAACGAGAATCGTGAGGCCGCTTTCAAGGTGTCGCAGGCCACCAAGAAGAAAGCCACGGATAAGTAATGGGATCAAGTGAGTGCGCTATTCGGTAGCCTTCCTATAGACGCCGCCATGTAGACGACGCCTCTGTCCGAGGCTCAAAAAACACCCGCGCTTGCACCTACCTGGCTTACGGCTGGGACAATATAACGAGGCTTCCACTATGGCTATCATCCCAGGCTCGATTTACGCGGCTCCCGGCGTCTACACCCGCACCCTCTTTGAAGACCCCCTGCAAGGGCTGGCATCTTCGGTTCGCTTGCCTCTCCTTATGGGTACGGGGTCGGAGATTCTGTTTCAGGACTCTTTGGAGCTTGTCCGAGGCTCGTCCTCGTCTGTGGACCAACGGGTCGTACAAGAGGACGAAACCGGACGCGGCGTGGTCAGCATCAGCTTGGCTGGAGCCGTTACGCTGGGTGCCTTCGATGGTGTGATCAATCAAGTGCAGGTCAGGCACTTCCCAATCGTCAACGGCAACGGCTCTGGCACAACTGCTACGGACGCCTCCAAGGTCAACGTCACCATCAATGGTGCGCCCGTTGTGGTTCTCGCGATCAATGGAGCCAAGGGCATTCTGACCCTCTCGGTGACCCCAGTGGCCACCGATGAAGTCAAGGCCACCTACTTCTTCAACCGCACTGACACCCTGATCTTGGACACGGTTAGCGACCAGATCAGCGTCGATGCTCCAGAAATCTTGGGCGAAGTCGGACAGAACTACACTGTCACCACGGGCGTCAATGATGAGTTGACCTTCACGGTCGATGACGCCACCACGGTCAGCGTCACCATCTCCGCTTCCCCCGCCGTCGGTTGGACCGCAGCACAGGTTTCGGCCTTCATCAACAGTGCAGCCACCGGAACCACGTTGGTTGCAGCCACCATTGTGAACAACCTTGGCCTGACAGTGCTTCGCCTGACCGCAGACCGAGACATCACGGTCGGAAACGGATCGGCAAACACCACCTTCGGTCTGTCCAGTGGAGCGACCACCGCTCGCAACAAGGTGTTCTACACTTTCCAAAGCCCCATTGTGGACGGCTCCAACGGTGGCGTGACCACCACGGACCCCTCCGATGTCACTGTCAAGGTAGCCGGTACACAGGTCATCCCGACCGCTGTGAATGGCCAGACGGGTGCTGTGACTCTGCCTTTCGCTCCCGAAATCGGAGTCGTCGTCACCATCCAGTATTACTTCAACTCCTGGCAGGACACGTTCGATTATCTCGCCAACCGAGGCGTCACAGAGGTCACCCTTTGTGGAATCACCCCTGACCGCAACGATTACATCGACGGCGCAGACTTCGTGCTCAAGGATGACAAGATCCTCTGGGGTACGGCGGTCACCATCGAAGGCGGTGTGTTTACCGCAGGTGGAACCGCGTTCGACGGCACACAGGTCGGAGCGACCCTTGTGGACGTTCGCCAGTACCTTGCAGCTTGCTCCGCTGTGGTCAACACGGCGGTCAATCCTCCGGTGGAAGGCCGCACGCAGTTCACTCTGCCCCTCCAGCCGACGACGGGCAACGGACGTAGCACCCCACTCGGTGCCGAGACGTACTCCGAAGTGGCCAACGGTCGCATCGACCTTCCCACGGATCGGCCTGATCTTGTGTTCGCCTACTGGGGATACTCGGTAGAGGACGCCGTTGAGCGCGGTCGCGTCACTGTGACCAAGGTGGACTCCGCAACGAGCACCATTACGTTGGCTGACGTGGTTCCGGTTGGAGCCTCGGTCTACGCCACCTTCTACTACAACACGTTGGTTGACCAGGACTACTCGGTCGAGTGCATCACCGCTGGCGCTTCCGGCGTCGGCACCTACACCCTGAAGAACGAAGCCGGGACCGTCCTCCTGACTCCACAGTTCGGAAGCAAGGGCGCTGCTCTGGCCACCGTCACGGTCGAGTTCCCCAGCGGCTCCGAGCGCACCCCAGACCTTCGGTTTGAGGCACCCTTCGATGCCACCAGCTTCACCGGCCCCGTCGAGGAGGATGTGACCCTCACCTTCGCCTCGCAAGATGCGACCCTGGCGAAGTACGCGGTTCCGGGTTCCGGCCCCTACTACACGATCAACGGGTCCAGCGACACGTTGGACATCGCGGTCAACGGTGCCACGATTTCTACGGACCTCGGTGATCCCACGGGAACGGGAACGGGTTTCTTGTCCACCCTTACCGGTGACGAGGTTGCGTACACCGCAGCGAGCGGGAACACCACCTACGTCATTGACGCCACCAACAATGCGGTAGACCTCCAGATTGACGGGTTGCTCATCCAAGCCGTCGCCAATGCTGGAGCCACCCAGGACATCACGGACTACGGTGAGGCCATCAATCGCGCTGCCTTTGGTGAGTTCGCTACAGCCCAAGCCGCAACCATCGCCGCCGAGATCACCCTCGTAGCGGCTACATCTTCGGATGTGGACGATTACTACGTCGGCTGGGAGATCAAGATTTCGGCTGGAACCTCAGCCGGGGATAAGCGCACCATTACGGCTTACGACGGCACAACCAACATTGCTACAGTCAGTGTGGGCTTCACCGTCCCCCCGGATGCCACTTCTACCTACTACCTCTATGATCCTGCTACCCGTCCACAGATCGCAGGAGCCACACGCTTCCTGTCTCCTGTAGACCTGAACGGCGGCTTCGCTGAGTTGAATCTGTCCTACTCGGGCAGCACTACCGGAGCAACTCCGTTGGTCTGCACGATTGGGGTAGGCCCCCACGCTTCGGCAACGGATCTCGCTACAGCGGTCCAAGTTGGGGTGGACGCAGCCATCCTTGCCGCCTTCGCATCCAATGACCTGTTGGAGATTGATGTTTCGGCTGACTCCAGTGGTCGCTTGGTGTTGACCCTTGGGGCACACCCGCTGGATACGACATTGGCTACCTTGGAGGTAGTCGCAGATGTGGCACCGGCTACGGATTTTGCGATCCTCGCTGGATTTGACATCGACACAGCGGGTGGGGCACAGGCCAAGCTCCAGAACCTCCCCATTGCCAGCACGTTCGCCTTCACCGGAGCGGTGACCGGCCAGAAGGTCTACGACCGACTGATCCTCACCAACCGCATCACCCCCGGTCAATCCACGGACGGACAGTTCGTGCTTGACCAGTGCCAGTTGAAAGTCCTCGGAGGCACAGGTTCCGTCCAATCTGGACTCACCGCCAACGAGGAAGCCGATGCAGGTATCCGTGCAACCGTCATGCAGCCCACCATCTTCGGTGAGGTTGGTTTGTCGGGCGGGCAGGATGCAGCGGGCAACCCGGTCGTTACCTTCTTCGCAGACGGTGGCACGACCCCACAGAACAACGTGTTCAAGTTCACGTTTGAAGGCACCCCCGTTGTGGTCGTCTTCGCCCAGAGTGATGGCACGACAGCCATCGCAGCGGGCGGCTCCGCAGATGTGCCCCTCACTGATCCCAGTGGCGCGGCAGCGGGTCCGATCATTACCCAGATCAATACAGAGATGACGGCAGCCGGGATCGCTGTAACCGCGATCCAAGAGGGTGCCGGTATCCGATTCCGAGGTGCGTCGTCGGCTTCGTCCGCAACCATCGTGATCGGAGACGGCAATGCCAACGCCATCCTCGGCTTCTCTACGGGCGACATCGTGTACCGCACGGTTCTCTCTGTAGAAACTCTGGTGAGCGGTCTGATGGCCGCAACAGCCTTCACGGCTGTCGCTCTCGCCAAGACCAAGCGTGATGGCGCGAACGCCGAGTACCTGTTCATTCAGAGTCTCGGTACGGCGGGTGCAGGCACCACGTCTAGCCTGGCCTTTGTGACCAGCACGGCGCTGCTTCCGGGCACTGGCCTCGGTGTCATCAACGGTGACGGCAACGTGGGCGAGACAGCGATCGATGGCTACTTCGTTACCTCGTCTGATCCTGTCAATGGTTCGGGCACCTCCGATACGTCGGTACTCAACACGGGTACGGGACAAGACGGCATTGTCGGCCAGACCTATCGGGATCTGGTGACTGGTTTGACCTTCTCCGTTCTCCCACGCACCGGAGGCACCGCCTACCCGGTCGGAGTCACGTCTACCGTGACGTTCACCGTGCGGGCGAATGTCACGACTGACAGCAACCTCCCCGTGAATACGATTCCCGGCGTCGAGTTGATCGTGTCCAACACTTCGGGAATCACGGTCGAAGACACCGCCGTCACAGCCACCTACGAGAAGGGCGGCACCCAGCCGAGCGTTGGAGATGTCTACTACGCCAGCTACAAGTACCTGAAGCAAGACTACGCGACGGCCTTGTTCACTAAGCAGTCCTCGATTGAAGCCGCCTACGGTGCAGCGACCCCAGAGAATCCAGTCAGTCTCGCCTCCTACTTGGCGATCCTGAACGGTGCGGTCTTGCTCGCAGTCAAGCAGATCCAGAAGGACGTTGACCTCGATGCTGACGGCACGTTCGACACAGCCTCGACCAATGCGTACCTCGCAGCGATTGATGAAGTGGAAGGAGCCACACCCGGTGGGCTGTTCCCTGACACCATCACTCCGCTCAAGGGTGACTCGTTGGAGTTGTTCCAGTACCTCGCACGGCACTGTGACATCCAGAGCAGCATCCGGTATCGGGCAGAACGCACCGCAATCTGCGGCTACTCGGCAGGCACCCAGCCGACTGACGCGGGCAACACGGCACAGGCGGTCGCCCGTAGCCGTATGCGTCTCCTGTACCCCGACATCCTCACCCTGAGCCTGTCACGGGCCGATGGCACCACGGACACCTACCTTGTGGACGGCACTTACTTCGCCTCCGCATGGGTCGGCAATCGCGCTGCCCCGACTATCGACGTGGCAACCCCGTGGACGCGGGCCGGGTGTTCGGCTTCGATTCAATCGCCCGGACCCTGGATGCTGTACAGCAGAATCAGGTCGCAGTACGCGGAGTCACGGTGTTCAACCAACGGCAGTCGATCATCGAATGTCGTCACGGTCTGACCACAGACATGACCAACGTGCTGACCAAGACCCCGACCGTGACCACCATCGCAGACGAGGTGCAGCGTCAGGCCCGGTCAACACTGGATCGGTTCATCGGCAAGAAGTTCCTCTCCGCTGTCACCGGAGACATCGAAGGTCAGTTGTCGGTCACGCTCAAGAAGCTGGTCGCCGCACAGATCATCGCCGCCTTCACCGGAGTCTCGGCCAACGTGTCTCCCGATGATCCCACGGCTGCGGAAGTCGAGGCTTACTACCAGCCGATTTTCCCATTGTTATATATTATCGTGACATTCAACCTGCGTAGCAGTTTGTAGCCCCAAGACAATCGAGCATAGAACCTACGCTTTCGACGAATCGAGGGTGTAGGTTCTAACCCTAAACGGGGCGGGTTTCACGAAAACGGTAGATAGTAGTCCTCCACTCGGGTACAGTCCGGGTGGAGGGTTTCGTTTATGGACTGTTCAATTTGTGGGTTCACCGTTGCCAACGTGCGCGGCCTCGCTTCTCATTTCCGGCACCAGTCGGACACCCATCCCGACTACGAGACTTGGAAGGCTGACCAGAAGTGGGCGGGTAAGACGGAGGACGAGGACTTCGTTCGTTGTCGGGAGTGCGGCTTTCGCTCTGCCAGCCTTGCACGGCACTTGAAGTCATCCCACGGATTCACGGCTGACGAGTACCGGGTCAAGCACGGGTCGGATGCCTTGACCCGCAATCGCCGCACGGAGGCAAAGCGTCGGGAGGGCATTAGGAACGCGAAGCAAGATCGGACGGGTACGAAGCAAGTGCCTTGCTCTACCTGTGGGGTGGAGATGACAGTCCACAAGCTGTCCCAGTCGAATCTCAAATGTGGTGTGTGTAAGCAGGTGGAGAAGGAAGCACGGTGGGAGGGTCTGGAGGACGGGTTCGACTATGTGACCTGTCTCGACTGTGGTTACCGGGCTGTGAACCTGACCTCGCACATGCAGAACGCTCACCCTGACTACCGGGAGCGTCACCCTGACGCGCAGATCAACGCGGAGGTTTCCCGCTCTCGTATCGGTGGGAGCGGGCAGAAGATCGACCTCACAGAAGCCGACCTGACCCCATACATGGACGGCAAGGGATGTGTTGAGGTGGCGAAGGCCGCAGACCATCTTGGGTGTTCGTGGCCTGTTGTCCTGCGGACCTGCCGTGCTCTCGGCATCCCGACACGGAACAAGTTGGCGACCCAGAAGCGGGTGTTGGACATGGTGGCTCAGGTGTTGGGTGAGCCATACAAGTGGGAGTGGTCACACCCGGAAATCAAGAACCCGGAGACGGGGTACACGCTGTTCTTCGATGGGTACTTCCCGAAGTCGAAGTTGATCTGCGAGTACCACGGTCGGCAGCACTTTGAGATGATCCCCTACTGGCACAAGACGGAGGAGGTCTTTCAGCGGCGTGTGGCACTGGAAGCCTACAAGGTTCAGCGTGCTCGTGATCTTGGGTATCGGATCATTGAAGTCCGCTTCGATGATCCCCTGACCTCGGTGGATTTCTACCGGGGCTTGCTTCGGTAGCGTCTCTATCGCTCCGGTAAGGTCAACAGATTCGGAGATCCCTCATGGCGAAGACCCTTACGGCTGCCGACCGATCGGCTTTGATCCGGCTTGCCTCTACTATGGTTGTAGGCTCTCCCGAGCGAAAGGCGGTCCTCGCTGGGTTGAAGAAGGCTTCCGGCGAATCAAACATCTTCGGCAAGCACATTCTCGACAACGCCCATGTGTCCGGCAATGCCATCGTGAAAGACAATGCCCAGGTGAGAGGCAATGCCTGGGTGTACGGCGAAGCCCAGGTGTCCGGCAATGCCATCGTGAAAGACAAAGCCTATGTGCTCGACAACGCCTATGTGCTCGACAACGCCAAGGTGTTAGGCGATGCCTATGTGTTAGGCGATGCCATCGTGAAAGACAAAGCCCAGGTGCTCGACAACGCCCATGTGTCCGGCTTTGCCTGGGTGTCCGGCAAGGCCGAGGTGGGGGGCAATGCCTATGTGTACAGCAAAGCCGAGGTGTTCGGCAATGCCAGGGTGTACGGCAAAGCCGTGGTGGGGGGCAATGCCAGGGTGTCCGACAAGGCCGA